ACTTCTCTCATCCTTGAAAAGAAATACACTGATGATGAAATGCTTTCATTGCTCTCAAAAACAAATCCGGAACGGGATAAAAAGCAAATTCTGAAATGCATTTCCGCTTGCCGGTACTTTCTCAATGCCAGTGCACGAAAATGCTATGATCCGAAAAAGGATGGAATCATCGAGCAATTGGTTGAAGTGAACGGAAAGAAAGTTCCCTACAGTCAGAAACCAAAAACGGAAAAGAAAGTACGTGAAAAAATTGATCCGGCAAAAGATCCTCTTCGGAAACTGGGAATTATTAGAGAGAAGAAGGAAGAGGAAAAGAAACCGGTTGCAAAAACACCAGCAAAGAAAGCAGTAAAGAAATAGTTTACAATGAACAGACTGCAAACAAATAACAATAGTCGGAACATTTTAGCACTCGTTTGCAGTTCTGCTTTTCTTTGAAAGGAATATTTATGACTCCTATAATTAAAATAACACTGGAATTTATTCCATCATTTAGAAGTAGTGATTTATATGAATTAAAAATAAGTGAAAGAATTAATGATAAATTACTTAGTAAAACAGTTACTTACTCAATTGATCAATTTATAAATAAGAATTTCAATGATCATATCTTTCAACATATGAAAGATGTATTCAATAGTCAAATTGAAAAAGAGTTCAATAGAGATATTGATGATCTTTCAATATGGCAATAAAATATGAAATCTCTTGCACTATATCAAAAAGAAGGCTTGAAATACAGCCTTTCCGTACAGCATCCGGCATTATTATGGTCAATGCGATTACGGAAAACTATAGTTGCAATTCGATATATAAAAATCATGAATCAATATCCTGTTCTTATTTCAGCACCATATGCAGCAATATGGGAATGGAGAGAACAATTGATTGATGATGGATTTCATGAAAGTAATATTACTATGTTAATAGGTACAAAACAAGAAAGAAAAACATTATTACATAATAGTGCAAATATCTTTGTCATCAACCATGAGGGATTTCTTCCTCTTCCAGAGATCGGGCAATTTTCTTTTTCAGTAGTTATTCTTGATGAATCACATCAAATACGTAATCCAAAAACGAAAATATCTCAATTCTATACAAAGAATTTTCGTAGTGCAAAAACGAGAATGATTCTTTCCGGAACATGGATTTCCGAGAATGAACTCGATATTTTTCAACAGTTGAAATTCCTTGACTATTCATGTATACATCCATATACAAATTATTGGCAATTTCGAAACGCTCATTTTGATGAACAGCAATTCAAATGGATCATTCGACCATCGGGAAGCAAATGGATTTCAGAACGATTGAAAAAATATTGTAGTGTAAAGGAATATGAAACTGTTGGAATTAGAGATCGAATAACGGATATTTACAGATATGTTTATTTGACAAAAGAAGTAAAAAAACAATATGATCAACTATTGAAAACTTTTATTCTGGAAGATACAAGAGTTCAGAAGAGCACTATTTTTGCTGGAGTAAGATATTGTTGGATGCGGCAGCTGCTTTCCGGATTTGTTGAAGATCGATTATTGAATACTGCAAAAATAAGCGAAATTCAAAGAATACTTGATGATGAGCAACTTAACAAACAAGTAATAATTTGGTCTTTCTATAATGAAGAAGTGCAATCTCTTGCAAATTATTTCAATTGTAAATATATAAACGGTAGTATAAAACCTGAAGAGAGAGAACAAATACGACAAAACTTTCAAGGCGGTATAGAACAATATCTTGTGTTGAATTCGAGATGCTTCACTCATGGGGCTAACTTTTCCGCTGCACAAGCTGAAATATATGCAACTATTCCAGAGAGCGGACTAGTCTATAATCAATCAAAACGTCGTATTTTCAATATAGATGATAAATACTCAAAACCTTGTTATCATATAGTGACAAAGGATACACTGGAAGAGATTATCATCTCTGCTCTTAAAAGAAAACAGAATTGCAAAACTGAAATTTATGATTTCATTAGAAGGATGAAAGATGTATATAAAAGTAATTGATGAAAATCATGAATATTTTGGAATGTATTTCGAAGTAAGAAATGCAATGATTACTTATATTTGCAATTTGAATATAGATTATTTTTTTGAATTTCGTTATCATCAATGTGAAGATATGTTAGGTAATAAGGAAATTAAAAAAGCGGAAAAGTCTTTCTATCGATTCAGAGAAACCTTTCTTACTGCAAAAGAATTAAATGCGGAATTCTATATTTATCAAGGGAAATATGGCGAAAGAGTCCCAGTGTTTAAATACGGTTATTTTTCATTTTGTTTTTATCCCGATACGGAAAGATGGAAAGCCTTTCATTTACATATTGATTCATTAAAATTTAACTTTAATAATAAACAGGAGCTTTTAAATTGGATGCACGGACCTTCTTAAATAATATATTAACTGTTGACACTGGTGAAGCTACGGGTTGGGCTTATTGGTACGGAACTAAATTTCCGGAAACAGGAGAAATAAAATGTCCTTCAAAATTGCTGAAAGATCATTTTCTAATGAGAAATTATATGACTGATGCTTTTAATATTCTTTTATATGAAATAAGTAAACATAAGTCTTTATCAATTGTATATCTTGAAGGAACGCAAGCTTATAATTCAAGTATTTCTATTGCTGCAATCAAGAAAGGTTCTCTTTTTGAACTATCATATCTTGTCGGAAGGTATGAACAAGTTTGTGCAGATAATGGTCTTGACTGTGAAATAAAAAATGCTCCTGAATGGAAAGGGCAAATGACAAAAGAAGCAACAGCTGCAAAAATAAAAATTCTTAATGGAATGACTTATCCCAGTGTTCATATAACCGATGCTGTTGGATTTGGTTTCGGAATTATGAAAATGTTACAATGGGAAAAAAGGAAATAATTAATCGTTTAATTACGTATAATAACTAGTTGTATGCCATGTCAATTTTCTTTTGAATTATAAGGGGCGCAATATGATCATTGGTACTGGTAAAGAACTTGTTTCGTTTGCGGAACGGCATGGAGCTATTATATCTCAGCACATTTGGGAAGCATTAACCGACTTGGATAAATGCGCCCCTAAATCTGTGGTAGAAAATTGCCACAGCACACAACAGCGCTATGCCAAAATTGCCGCTGAACTTGAACAGTGCGCTGTGGATATGAACAGCGATAAACTTATTCCGATAGTTAGTAACCTTAACGAGTGGGCGCGGCAACTTCGGCAGTAGCGCAAACGTTGGCAAAAATAACCGGCGAGTCTTTTATTATAGGCCACACTTTTCGAAAGGAAACATTTTATGCGCAAGCAATTTGAGATGACACCCGATGAGCTTAAGGAGCTTTTGGAATCATGCAAACCTGTTCCGATGATTATGTTGCAGTGCGGAACACCTCACTCTCCACAAGAAAACGCTAACCGTGCGTGGCAGTCGCTCGGAAATAAAAGAGGTTTCGTTTGGGATACCGTTCAACCTGTTCCCGGTTTGGGAATGTCATTTTTCACAGCAGAGGAATGCGCGGCGGAACAAGTGGAATCGCCGGTTACTTCTGCCAACAAGACATAGCAGTTCACTTCGTCAATTGGAAACTGCTGCTATGCCAGTCCGTTGCACGCAATTTTGCGGCGACCATTTTGGAGGCAGTGAGGATGCATACAGTTAATTTTGAATTAAACAATAGACTTATAAGGGCAACATTAGAATGTTCTCCTGAAGAATGGTCGCGTATTCTCACTGCGGTACAAGGGGAGCGCCGCAAAACAGTTCGGGCGAAGCGCCCCGCGCAACACACGCAGCCGAAAATTTGCCAGCACCACCGGTATGGTACTAAATGTGTGTTCAATAGGGAGTGGAACGGTATCAAAATTATGTGCTCTCACAAGCCATGTGCTGTCAAACTTCCGGCGAGTGCGTGAGCACGTTGGTGTCAATAAATTTTGCTCTTTTAATTATAATCGGGGCGATAGAATGGCAGTAGTAGTGCGGTCGCGCCAAACGAGCCTGTGGGTGTAATCCCCAAGCATTTTCGCCCTCTTTACATTATGGTGGCAAAATTTACATGCCACCAACAGGCGCAGCCCGACATTAAAACGATTGGGCGTGTGCCATGACGTTAGAAGAAACTCCGGTTGCTCCGGAACGAATTAGAGGTAGCGCAATGTCAATACAAATGAAAAGGTGTAAAAAACACGGTTTGTGCAAACACAAACTTATTCCCTTTTGCGAACTGTGCGCTACTGAATATTGGGAATCCGCTCCCTCCGTATCTTCTAACAGTCAAAGCGATGAAATTATCGCTGACATTAAGGAAGTGGTGCAGTCGTGGTTTAAATGTAACGATGATCTTTCGCATAGAGAATGTGATATACTAAACAGTGTTGTCAAATGTTATAAGAGGCGATAACTTCACGCATTTGGCAACACGTTGGTTGAAATGCCGGTTTTGAAAACCTTTAATTATAGGGGCGCGCAATGAAAGCTGAAAGTGCAATGTTTACAATCACTATAGATAATCGCTTTTTAGAAGTAAACGCTTTAATTACCGAACGTGAGGGGATGGTTGCCGAAAATCGCTTCTGGCGTGAACGGGGTGAAGAACCGCATTATACTATCGAGCATTTTCGCGAGACAGCAAAGAAGATGCGCGCCCTGAAAACTGAGGAAACAAAACCGGCACATCAACCAACCAGCATACATTTGTCAAACGTTGCACGCAATTGGCAATTCACAGTATTGGAGGTTTTAATGCTTGACAGTGATTTAAATGCGGTAGAACAGTTCATTATAAAAACATCAGATTATGGTCCTTTGTTATGTGCGTTTTATCGCATTAAAAAAGTGGCTTTGGAATCTTGCCAACAGTCCGGCGAAGCGCCCGTGCAACAGCTAAAGGCTGAAATTGCCGCTCTTGCAAATAAGATTGATCTTGCTTGGACGGCATGTGATTTTAATGAACATCATCGATTAACGGAGCGAATGCGGCAACTATCAGCCGTTTAGCAACACGTTGTAAATAGGAGCGCAAATGATCGAACAGTTTCATAATTTAAAATCATGGGCACCGGATAATCAAGAGTTGGCCCTTAAAGTAAATGAGGTTATTTGCGCTCTGAATTCAGTTGAACTCGCTCAACAGCATCTAACAGGCAATAACACGGCGGAAGCCTTGCCCAAAGTGGAAATTACGCCTTGTGGAGATGCTAACTGTTCTTTCGTAAAGGTATACCATAAGTGTAAGGGGGTATCTTGCCCTCAATTTAAATCGGCGTAACTTCTGTTATTGCCGATCCGTTGTTTGCAATTTCGCTCTAAAATTTGATTGGAGGTTTGCCATGACGGGCGAATGTCAATTAGCGATACGAGCGTTAGATAATTCAAACATATGTTATGTGCGCGACCTTTGGGAAGCATGGCAAACAGTTAAGGCGGAACTCGCTCAACTGTCGCATAACACAGGCAACCCGAAATTGCCTTGTCAAAAGTGTGCAATTCCAGATCCTTTCAGTTCACTCTGGAATAAATTTTGGAATTTTTGCCCATGGTGTGGACGGCAACTTCGGGCGTAGCCGGAACCGTTATACGAAAAATTGCTTTTAAATATATTATAAATTTTTTACTAAGAGGTTTTATGAGTAGTCGGTTGTCAATTGGTAAAATGATTAGATCGTGTTATTTACTATTAATGTCGTTTTTGTTATATATTTCTACTTTCGGTTACGTGACGAATATGGTTAACTTTGCCAAGTGTGATTTCGAGACACCGTGCAATGCCGAGATATGGTGTGGCGTTGGTATTATTATTCCACCAATAGGAATTGTGGAAGGGTTAATCAGCATTCGTAACGGTAAAAAATAAATTAAGGTACACACAAATAATCGTATAACAGACGCAGGTGTTACAGACTCGGACGAAATCCGATGGATTGACATTGGTTGTGATGACATCATTGATGTGGAGTTCACTTATGATAGTGATAATCGAGAGGTTTCAGTTTCGTAATGCCATTGAATAAAAGAAGTAATTAATATGATTTTCAACTGTAAACAATGCAGTCTTCATAAATTCAGGAAAAATATTGTACAAGGAAGGGGTTCTCTTCCAGCGGACTTATGTATAGTAGGTGAGGCACCAGGAAAAACAGAAGATATGCTTTGTGAAGCATTTATAGGTCAAGCTGGACAACTACTTAATCAAATAATTTATGATACTTGTAATAATGTTGGTATTGTCCCTTTAATTTATTTTACAAATACAGTTTTATGCAGACCAACAGATCGAATTGGAGGGGATAACAGGCAACCGACGAAAGAAGAAGTATTTCTTTGCAGTCAGAATGTACAAGAAATAATTGCAAAAACAAAAGCAAAAGAGTTCATCCTTGCTGGAGATATTGCAGAAAAGTATATGAAGAGTTCAATCAAACATTATACCAAAATAATGCATCCTTCTGCAATATTACGAAATGGCGGAAAATCAAGCGGATATTATCTTGAAACAGTTAGGAAATTGGAAACAGTTTTCAGGAGGTTGAAGAATGAAGAAAGAAAATAGTTTATTAACTGAAAAGAAATTGAAGAATAAAGTTTTAGTTATAAAAGATTTTGCAAATATTAATAAAGAAGAAATAGAGAAGATGAAAATATTCAATAAAAGTATTATGAATGAATTATTAAAAAGAAAGATAAAACATGATTAATATAGTAAATAAATATAAACATAAATTCAGGAGGTTGAAGAATGCAGAAAGCTGAAATAAAATTATTATCAATGCATAAATTAATTAAAATGAAAAGAAGATTACTTTCAGTTATTAATAAAGGTATTAAATTAGATGATAATTTACAAAATGATTTAATTAATATAAATGTTGAAATATTATTTCGAGAACAGAATCAGAAAGGTAAATCATGAAACCAACTAAAATTTCACAACTGACAATTCCGGATAACTATTCACTGGAAGAAACCGGGCTTACACAATCGCTTGCACATATGTTTAGTGAATGTCCTCGAAAATTTTTGCTTGCTATCAATAGATGGAGAAGCAAGAAAGGACAGGATAAATTTGCAGTTGGAAATATTGTACATGATGTTTTATCTGTTGTTTATAAAGAAATTCCGACTAAACCATACATTAACGGTTTTGTTGCAAGAGAAATTGGTAGATATTATAAAAATAATCCTTTAAAGTTTCAATACATTGAAAAACAACAACTTGAAGTATTTAAAACGATTGCTTATTGTCTTTTAATAAAATACATTGAATATTACAAAGATGATTTTAAAATGGCAAAATTTACAAATACGGAACGTGAATTTTCTAAATTAATAAACGGTATTTTATGGAGAGGTAAAATTGATGGTGAACATACTGTAAAAAAAGATAAATCACTATGGGTATTGGAAACCAAAACGAAAAGTAGAATTAATGATGAAACAATACAAAAAAGTCTTTCAATGGATTTTCAAGGAAGACTATATTGTAATATAAAAGAGAGAGAATCAAAGCAGAATATTTCCGGTTTTATTTATAATGTTATTCGTATTCCCGGAATCAAACCGCATAAGCAAGAAACAATAATGCAGTTTTCCCAGCGATTGCAGGATGATATTGATGAGAGACCTGAATATTATTTTATGAGATGGGAAGTTCCTTTGACAGTTGAAGATAAAAACAGTTTTCTTTTTGATCTGAATACAATTGAAGATAATATAAAAGATTATTTAGGATATAAAATAAATTTTAAAAAGATTTCCGATATAAAGAATTGTTTTTCATGTACTGGCGGAATATCACCCTGTCAATATTTGGATGCATGCATTCAGGGACATACAGGAGGATATTATCAATCGGAAACTATTTTTGATGAGTTGGATTGTGGATTATAATGCTTGAAGAATTAATCTGCAATAACTGTGATTTATGTATATGTGAATTTCAATCAAAAAGGTTTAAATGTAAAGGTATAAGAAAACGTATTGTTTATATTTATGATTTTAATAGTGCATTAATAAATTGTCCTTTAAAAATAAAAAGAAAGAAAGAAGAGGTAAAATTTATGAAAGAATATTCAAATGTTCATTCTTCAATACTTCGTGGATGCTGTGAAATTGAATTACGTATAGTATACGATGGTAAAAAAATATGTTCAAAAAAAGATTCTGTATTGTTAACTGGTTATCCTCATAGTGTTCAAAGGGAAATTTTGAAAATAGAATTACAAGGATTTGTTGACGGTATTTTAAAAGAATTTGATAAAGTTCCAACTTAAAATAAATAAACTTTAATTTTATAAAAGAAAGGATCTTGTTTTATGGCAACAAAAATGCAACCAAATTTACAGTTACCTAAAAAACTTCCAGCGAGAAAAATAAGTGCTTCTGTAAGTTCAACTATTAGAAGGGATTTACAGGGAATTAAAGTTGATATAATTGATAAGCCAACTGAAGTTTCAAAAAGTATCCTTGATTATGTATACTTGATTTATGGTCCTAAAAAGGTAGGAAAGACAAAATTTTCTTCAATGTTTGGATCGGAAACAGGTACTACATATTTCTTAATGTTTGAAAAGATTGCAAGGCATTTATCAATACGTCAATCATTGATGGCTGATACTGAAAATGCAACTGCATGGTTGATTGCCGAAGCTTATCTTAATGATTTAATTTCTAATCCCAGAAATATTCGAACTATATGTGCTGATGGTCTGCTTGCAATGTATGAAAAGGCTTTTATTCAAGGATGTAAAGAAGGAGGATTTCAATATCCTGGAATGGATAATGATCAAGGAAGAAGCTGGAATAAAGTTAAAACTACATTCTATCGATTTGTAAATCGTTTAGTCGAGTCGGATTTTGGTGTAATATTTAATTGTCATGATATAGCAATACAACAGGAAAGGTTTAACGGAGTAAGAACTCAAATAGTGCCTAATCTTCCAAAATATGCTGATGAATTTGTAAGACATAAAATTGATAATGTTTTCTATATGCATATAAGAGGAAAGGGTGAAAGGTGGTTACAAATAAGAGGGGATGAAACCGTTTATGCCGCTTGCGCTCCTGAAAAGAATTTCTTGACAGTAAATGGTGAACCAGTATGGATGATTCCAATGGGTGATAGTGCAGAGATAGGATACAAAAATTTTGTCAATGCATTCAACAATAAACAAACCAAAACATATAAGGAGGTAACGGAAAGAGATATTACTGAACTTACAAAACAGAAAGGGGAAACAACTATTCGAAGAGTAAAGGAGAAGAAAAAATAATGAAAGGAAATACTTTTGTATTTGCTGCATGGATCAATATTTAATTCAAAGGAAATTCAGAAAGCAAGAAAAAGATCACAAAAACGAAAGGTATCAAAATGAAAGAATCAAGTGCATTTCAAGCAATTGCAGAAGAAATGAAAGATGCATTCCGCCAAGGAAAGCAGGACTATGATAATCGTCAACTACCTATTCCGGATGGGACTTATGTTGCACGAATACAAAGTTGTGCAATAAAGAAAAGTAAATCATCGGAAAATCATTATGTCGAAACGGCTTACTATATCATGGAAGGTGAGCAGAAAGGAAGAATTGAATATGATCGAATCATGATTCAACCGGAAAAGGCACCTTTTATCATTCGATTTTTTGAGTCATTCGGGTGTTTTGATACAAATCTTCTTTCAGAAAATGTCGAGGAAAATCTAAACTCTTTCTGTGAAACAATCAATCAATCTTCACCACTCGTAAAGATTACTACAAAACAGTGGAGCAATACGGAAAAAGGAAGTAGTGGAGTCAATTATTTTTTGAATCAAATTCTTGAAGGGATTGAAGAAGCAACAAATGATAGTGCTGATTCAGGAAATGACGGTCTTAACGAAATTACTGACAAAGCCGCTTTGAAAAAGATTGCAATGGAAGAAGAGCTTGACATAAACCCTGTTCAGTTTGTTAGATTAACAGTTGATGAACTGCGTACAGTAATTAGAGAGTGCAGAAACGCACTTGGAGATCAAACTACCTCAACTGAAGCGGTTGATCCGGAAACAGAGGAAAAACGTCAAAAGCTTCTTCAACTATGTCAATCCCAAAATATACAGGAAGCAACTGAAGAGATGACACTGGAAGAGCTTAAACTTGTGATCTTCGATGAAGAAAAGCAGGTTGGATACACATTTGAAACCAGTGGTGAAAATGCATTAACAGAAGAAGAAATTGAATTGCTTATTGATGTTGGTCTTGATGGTCAAATTAATCAACCGGAAGAAAAACCAGAACCACCAAAACAGAAAGCAAAAGCACCAGCAAAAGAACCAACAAAAACACCAGCAAAAACAATGCCAAATAAAGGAAAACTCTCTCTTCCAGCGAAAAAAGGAGGGCGGAAATAATGGAATTATAGGAATAAATGCTCGAGGTGTAATAATATACGCCTCGAGCTGTTTTAATAGCACCTTGAGCTTTCTTAAACGCTTAAATGACACGATTTTAAGGAATGATAATGTTCAATATTCAACCATTGATTGCACGATATAAAAAAATAATGGATTTTGTTTCGCTCGACGTAGAAACAACCGGTTTCTATCCATATTTAGGAGATAGGATTTTTTCTTTTTGCTGGGGAAATGATCTTACATGCATGGTATTGCGATTAGATAAACCTATTATTAAAGCAATAAGCACTAATGATTTACTGAAATGTATTACAACTGATAATAATATTTTTGATTATATGCAAGATAGATCATGTAAATCAGTTGAAAGCAATTTTCAATTATTAAAAGATATGTTTTCAAAAGGTTACAGAAATCAAGGTTTAATAATTCACAATTGCAAGTTTGAAAAAGGATTCTGCAAAGTTCATGGAATAGAATTTCCTGAAGATTTAATAGTACATGATACAATGTTGCAATCAAGGGAATTAGATAATCAATCACCGTCTCACAGCCTTGATAGATTATGCTATAAATTAGGAGTTGATCCACTGGGGAAAATAGCAGATTGTGACAAGAAAGTTGAAGAAGAAAATAAAAAATTAGGTGGTTATCAATTTGTAAATGTAAATCTTATGACCGAATATCAGCTATATGATGCTGTACGGCCTCTTCTTCTTCATTCCGTTTTTTGGCCTGAAATCCTAAAGAGTGAAAAACTTACAGAAGATTATATATGGGAAGTGAAAACAGCTCTTGATACACAAGAAATTGAAGAAGCAGGAGTTCCGATACATAGAGAAAATTGTGAAAATCTTATGAAGAAGCTTGATAAAGAAATTGAAGCAATGCAGCACGAATCATTTAATATCTTGGAAGAATACATTAATCTTTCTTCCGATGATCAGATAAGAAGAATTCTTTTCAAGAAACTACAATTTCCGATAGTTGCTTTTTCTGAAAACGGTACACCTAAAACCGACAAAGATACAATTTTCAATCTGAAGGAAACAATCAATCATCCTATTCTTGATCTGATAATAAAATGGAGATCATATACGGATGGAAAAGGAAACGTAGAGTCATATTTAAAAGTTGCCGATGAAAAAGGAAAGGTGCATACCACTCTTAATACTTGTCAAGCTCGCACTCATAGACAATCCTCTTCACATCCACCAATGCACGGAGTATCGAAAGAAGAGGCAATGAAGAATCCTTTTCCAGTGGCTGCAAGGCAATGCTTTCGATGTCCTGAAAATGCAATTCTTTTTCTTCCTGATTATTCCGGAATAGAAATGCGATTAATAGCAGAAGCATCAGGAGAAGAGGAGTTGATTAAAATGTTTCTTGATGACCCGATTAATGCAGATCCGCATACTATTGCAGCGGAATTATTTTATGGTGATTTATTTACAGATAGAGCACAATGTTTTGATTTTTTCATAAATAAAGATCCTTTGAATAAAAGTATAATAAATAAAATAGGTATTGATGCTGCATATAAAAAGTTCAGAAAGATAATGAGAGGTTCTGCAAAAAATGCTTCATTCGCAAAAGCATATATTGCAAATCTAATAAAAGTTTCCAAAACGTTAATGCTTACAGTTGAAGAAGCAGAACCCGGTTACTGGAGATACAAAGAAAGATGGCCAAAAGTATTTGATTATAGTAAAACGGTTGCACATGAAGCGAAAGAACAGGGATTTGTTGAAACACCTTTTGGTGTACAAATGAGTGCTCCAAGAGATCAACTTTACATTTTAGGAAATTATAAAATTCAACATATGGCGGCAAAGATTCTTAAAAGGGGGATTGTCAGATGCACGGATTATTTTCACAAGGAATTTAATAGCGAAGTAAAAATAATTCTTGATATTCACGATGAATTGATAATAAGTTTTCCAAGAAAGTTCATGAGCAGAAGGGAAGATTTCATAAGTAATGTCACTCGAATGATGACGGAATGTGAAGAAATAAGAGTGCCACTTTCAGTAGAGTGGAAATTTACAACTACAACATGGGATAAAGCAAGGAAAGTGGAAATAAAATGAATATTGAATTGAATAAAATATATCATGGTGATTGTTTGGAAGTCATGAAAAGCATTAAAGATAAATCTATTGATATGATTCTTTGTGATTTACCTTATGGTACTACTGCTTGTAAATGGGATGTCGAGATTCCTTTTGAACCTTTATGGAAACAATATCTACGAATTATAAAAGATAAAAGTGCAATTATTCTTACATCAATACAGCCTTTTACAAGTTTTTTAATTAATTCAAATATTAAATATTTTAAATGTGAATATATATGGCAAAAAACAAAAGCGACAAATTATATAAAAGCAAATGAAATGCCAATGAAATATCATGAAAATATTTTATTATTTGGAAAGCATAAAATTAATTATTATCCTATAATGATAAAAGGAAAACCATATATTAAAGAAGCAAAATCAGAATCAAATATTAAATGTATATTTAAAGATACAAGAAAAATAGGTAGTATAAATGTAAATGATGGATATAGATTTCCTTCATCTATTATAAGAATATCAAATGACAATCATTTTTCTTTACATCCTACACAAAAACCAGTTCCACTTTTTGAATATTTAATTAAAACATATACAAAAGAAAATGAAGTTGTTCTTGATAACTGTATAGGAAGTGGCACAACTGCAATCGCATGCATTAATACTAATAGACAATATATAGGCATAGAAAAAGATGATCACTATTTTGAAGTTTGCAATGAAAGAATCAGGAAACATTTATTATTAAGAAAGTATCAACAGAAATGGAAGGTTTATAAATGAAAATGACAAAAGAACAAATTAAGAAACATGAAAAGAATCCTAATATTTTATTGAAAGTTAATGGTAAAAGTTTTAGGTGTCATTGTGGATGTAATGTTTTTCATCATAATGAGGAATATGATACTGATATTTTTGAGTGTAATAGTTGTCATGAAATTTATTCAAGTAAGGAATAGATTAAATATTTAAAAGAAAGGTGGAATAATGCAAGCGTTAAAAGCAGGACTTAACTACGAAATGCAAGGTGGTATACATAAAGGAATGACTATTCAGAAAATAATTGATTCCGATATTGAGTATATTGATTACTTGCATACATCGGGAAAATTAATGATTGATGCTGAAGCATTGATTTATATGATAAATAAACGACAGGAGAAGCTTGAAAGGTTATCTTCACAATGTGACAAAGCAAGACAGGAAAATTAATAGATGTATTATTGCTCAAGAAGTCATCCACATAAATCAACTAAAGCAGCATCACATTGCAGAGAATGTTGGTGGACTGATAAAATAATAAAAGAGGAGAAACAATTGTGCATAAATAATTGCATGCCTGTAGAATCGGTTTACTATCCACTGGGAAAAGGAACTTGTTTTAAATGTAAAAGAACAAATGTAATGATAGGTGCCCGTATAAATCATAATGCGAGAGAAAGGAGAAAGCAAATATGAATTGTTCAGAAAAAATAATAATGAATTCACAAAATATCGGTAAAGATTTTGAGAGAAAAATCATACACATAACCGGAGAATTATTTGTAAAAGTATGTGATGCTTTAAAAATTACAGCGGATCAATTGAATGATAAAATAATTACTGACTTGCAGGAATTTATTGTATATGAAGAAGTATATAAAAATACATTTAATTCATGGCAAGTATTACCTGAACTTTGGGAAGAGTGGCTAAACAAATGAAGACAAAATACGTAAAACGAAAACTGAAGAGGTGCGACATTGTTCAACGTGTAGGAAATCTTATTGGTTTAAGGTCAACAAGATTGAAAACAGGTTATCTTACACGTAAAGACCTCATGGAAATATTGGCAAAGATTGAGACTATGATAAATACAACTAGAGGAATGGAACATGCTGAAACAAGAGATAATATCTCATAGTAATTTGATAGCATTCAAACAGCATGGTTTCACTCCTTCCAGTGTGTCAGGAGAAAATCAAGTTGTTGGAAATTGCATTTTTTGTAACGGAAAATCAAAAAATCATAAGGAAGGTTCATTTTTTATTAATGTCGAAAGTAAAATGTGGGATTGTAAACTATGCGGAAAAGAAGGAGGATATAAAACTTTCATAACTGAATTGATTGAACAAGGAAAAGAAAATTTTAAGGGAACTGATGCTCTATGGTTGGCAAAAAATAGAGGATTGAAAACAAAGACATTGATTGATAACAATGTAGGTTATAATCCTTTAATGAACCATTATATAGTTCCAGCAATTGATATTAATGGGAAAGAAATTTACAGTTTAAAGATATTTTCATGGTCAAAAAACGGAACAAAACATCGAAGTATTACCGCTGGAATGAGCACCGCTTGCCTGGGTTGGGAAAAATTATCAAAGCCTTTCAATGTATGTTATATTCTTGAAGGAGAGTGGGATTACTTCACATGGTATGAAATGAGTAAGTCAATTAATTTTTCGCTTGATACAATTTTTATTAGTTTACCACAAGCAACCGGGTTTAAAGATGATTATGTCAATTATTTTAAGAATAAAGACGTAAAGGCTTTATTGCATAATGATTATGATCGACAAGTTGGTAATAAAATGGTTTTTGGTGCTGGTATTCAAGGAATGATAAAGATATATAATAAACTTTCTCAAGTGGCAAGCCGTCTAAATTTTATTTATTGGCCGGAAGATAAAAAAGATGGTTATGATGTTCGTGATTTATATAATGATTTTGACAATAATGCAAGAAAAACATTTGACTTTATTGATAATAATCTTCAAAAGTATCCTCCTAAAATAAAACTACCTTCTTCTGATAAGCAAAAATTAATAAATAAACCAATAATACAAATTTCTCAAATACCATTAAATCAACGATACACTGGAAGCGGAATTGATTGTATTGATGTTTACAATATATACGAAAAATGGTTGTTACTTCCGTCTACTGATTTGATTGATGTATCTATTGGTTGTGTAATTGGCAATAGGCTTCCTGGTGATCCTATATGGTTGCAGCTTGTTGGTCCTTCCGGTTGTGCAAAATCGGTAATATGCATGGCACTTGATTGCCATTTTGATATAGAGGCAATTGATACATTGACGCCAGCAACTCTAATTAGTGGTAGTACTACTGCAGGAGGTGGAGATCCTTCTCTACTTCCAAAGTTGCATGGAAGAATACTTGATATTAAGGATTTGACAACTATCTATGAAATGAATTCAGTTGCAAGAAATGAAATATTCGGGATATTTCGTTCTGCATTCGATGGACATTACTCAAAACCGTTCGGAAACGGTATGATGACGCGTTCCGGGAACAGCAAATTCGGTTTTATTGCCGGCGTTACACATGCAATTGAGCAATACACTGAAGGAGATACGGCATTAGGCACAAGATTTCTTTTGTATAAAATTCAGTATGGTAATGTGCATAATATTTTAAAACAGATTGACAAAAATCTTGATGAAGAATTCCTGAATAATAAGAGTATGAAAGCAGAACTTAAAGATGCTTTTAAAAGAGCAATTGACTTTAACTATAATATTCAAAGTATAGAACTTGATGATAAAATCCTTGAACAATTGCGATACTTAAGTATTATCATTGAAATGACAAGGGGAACAGTATTGCAGGATCATTTTACGAAAGAAATTACTTATAGTCCGATGACTGCATTACCAACAAGAAGCTATGTACAATTAAGAAAAGAATTGACAGGAATAATGCTATTCAGGAAAGTAAATGTTCCTGATAAAGAAAGTATGAAGATAATTTGTGATATAGCATCGGGGACTATACCTCTTTCCAGAGAAAAAATATTATCAATTTTATGGAAAGCAAGATTGAAAGGTGAGGAAAAAATAGAGTTAGGGATGTTAAGTAAAATATTGAAGCTTCCATCTATAACTTGTCAACGACAAATTGACAAGTTGGTTGCACTTGGAACGGTTGAAAAGATTAATTTGTCATCAATAAAAACTGCTTATAAACTAACGGAACAGATTATTGAAGCAATTGAAAAGGGAGAAATGTATTCAAAATGAATATATCTCTTTTAACAGATGCACCAAAACACAATTTAGCTCTTATGAAAATATCTACTTATCATAAAGAAAAAGGTGATATTGTAAAACTTAATTCGAGAATTAATATTGATTATACATATGTTAGTTTACTTTTTAATCAATCAATTGGAATATTAAAAGGTGATGTTTATGGCGGACCTGCAATTATTGACAGTGTATTAATTGATGATATTGAAATTTGCAAGCCTGATTATTCACTTTTTAATTTAGATTATTCATTAGGTTTTACATATAGACCTTGTTTCCGTAATTGTTCTTTTTGTAAAGTACCATTAATGCATCATCCTGATAAAGAGCATCATTCAATATTTGAATTTCATGATATTAAATTTTCCAAAATTTGTTTATTAAACAATAATACTTTTGCAGATAAATACTGGAAATTGACATTTGAAGAAATATGGAGCGAAAACCTTTCAATTATTGATGAAAACGGTTATGATGTTCGATTAATTGATGAAGAAAAAGCGGAAGTTTTAAAGGCAACAAAGTTTGAAACTAAAATTCATTTTGCATGGGATCAAATGATTGATGAAGAAAAAATTATTCGAGGAATTAATATTCTTAAAAAGTTTAAAGTTCATGGCACTTTTTATGTAATGGTTGGATTTAATACAACAGAAGATGAAGATATTCATAGATGTCAAGTATTAAAAGACAATGGATTTGATATTTATATTATGCCATTTAAGAAAACATGGTATGGAAGAGCATTTAAAAGATTTATTGATTCTTTTATGTGGAGAAAGTACAAATATATAAAAGATGCATGGAATGATTATTTACCATTTAAGCGAAAAAATCAAATAGAAAGATTTAAGGTTTATAAATTAAAGTTTTAGTTGCTTGTGAATATACTGGTTTAGTACGTGATGCTTTTATAAGAAAAGGTCATGATGCTATATCCTGTGATTTCTTTAAGAGTGAAAGAGAAGGTCCACATTATCAAGGAAACGTATTCAATATTATCAATAATGGATTTGATTTAATGATTGCACACCCACCGTGTACTTATCTTTCCAATGCCGGCTTTCATTTAAGTTTGAAAGATTCTTTACGTATGGAAAGATCAAAAAAGGCGTTCAAGTTTTTCATGGATTTGTATAATTCTGATATAGAAAAAATAGCAATTGAGAATCCTGTTGGAATTGTATCAACATGGTTTCAAAAACCTGATCAGATAATAAATCCTTATAATTTTGGAAATATGGAACGAAAGAGAACATGCTTATGGTTGAAAAATCTTCCTTTACTTAAAATAAATAATACAGAAATGCCAACTGCATATAATAGTATAATTAGAAAATCAGGAAGAGATAAAGGAAAAATATATAATTATTATTGGCATGATAAAACAAGATCAGGACACGAAAGATCAAGAACCTTTCAATGTATTGCTGATGCTTTCGCTGAACAATGGGGAAATATAAAATGATATCTCTTGATACTATCTATAATGAGAACTGCTTAATAACTCTTTCCAGAATGCCGGATAAATTCATTGATATGACATTGACTTCTCCTCCTTATGATGGAAGAAGGTCATATGAAGGAGAACATAAATTCGATTTTGAAGAATTCAAAGCAATTGCAAAGGAACTTTATAGAGTGACAAAAGATGGTGGTGTTGTTGTATGGGTTGTTAATGATGAAACGATAAATTATTGTGAGTCACTTACATCATTCAAGCAAGCTATCTATTTTGTTGAAGAATGCAAGTTTAATCTATTGGATACTATGATTTATTATAAGAAATCAACTCTAGTAGCAATGCCACCTATTTTAAAAGTAAGATATAATCCTTCTTTTGAGTATATGTTTATATTTAGTAAAGGAATACCAAAAACATTTAATTCTATTAAAATAAAATGTATTAATGCAGGAAGTCTAAATAATCATTCAACAAGTCGTCAAGTAAACGGAACTTTAAAAAGAGAAATTTTTATTACTCAAGAAACAAAAGTTAAAAATAATGTTTGGGAAATATTACCTAATGACAATACAGACAATAAGGAAAATGATTCGTTGCATCCGGCCGTATTTCCGAAACATCTGGTTATTGATCACATTAAATCATGGTCAAATGAAGGAGATATTGTATATGATCCGTTTTCAGGAAGTGGGACTGTTGCTAAATGCTGTAAATTGATGAATCGAAAATATATAGGTTCTGAAATTGTAAAGAAATACTGGTTGTTGGGAAATATAACTCTTAAAAGAACGGATGATAGAAAGAAGGGAAGTGAAATATGGAAAATTTAACTTCTGAAATGATTAAAGAAATAGATATTGCTTTTGAAACTTTTAAAAATTTATCTGATTTCTATAATAAGATTATTGCTATTAAAGAAAAATATAAAATGACAATCAACAATCAACAAAAAGAGTAATAAATGAAATACCGAAAGAAATCTATTGAATTGTTTGAAGCAATTCAGTTTCACGGGAAACGAGTTAAAGGTTTACCACTTGAAAGATTTTATAAGGGTAGTGATTCTTTAACTGGTTTCGGTATTTATTCAAATGATGGTCTTATGATGTGTGATATTGATTTAGGAGATTATATTATTATAGGTTCAAAAGGTGGAATAAGTGTATGCAAAAAAGATGTGTTCAAAATTTTGTATGTGAAGGTGAAAGAAAATGAAAAATTATTTTTGATAAGGAGGAATAAATGATATTTGCAGTTGATTTCGATGGAACTATTGTGACTCAAGCATGGCCTGATATAGGAGAAGAAAGAAAATATGCAATATTTGTCATGAAAAAATTACAGGAATCGGGACATAAAATAATAATATGGACTGGTAGAAACGGAAAACAATTATCAGATATAATGAATTGGTTTTTAAGCAAAAAATTTTTCCCTGATGCTGTAAATGCAAACTTGTTTTTTAATTCGGGATGCAATAATCCAAAAATTCATGCTGATGTATATATTGAAGATAAAAGTTTTCCGCCATTTACTAATTGGGTTCATATTTATAATGTATTTATTAAGAATAGACCAATTGATGAATTAATGACTGAAGATACTTTATTTTGTTCTGATTATCTTACTGATCATGTTTTTTGCAAATACTACCCAGGTCATTCTTTTTGTAATGTATGTACGACTAAAAAATTAAGTCTTGATCATTATTACCAATAAACAAAAAGGAGCTTTCCAATGGCAACTAAAATTAAGAAAACAATAGAACAGTATGCAATTCCTTCAGAGGATATGAAGAAAAATCTTGAGTTAGTCCCTGTTAATAGTATTAAACTTTTTAGTGGAAATACTAAAAAACATACTGATTCTAATGTGAAGAAACTCGCTGAAGGATTAAAAATTTATGGGCAATGGCGTCCAGCAGTAGTATGGAGAGAAGATAACGAAATTAGAGTTGGAAATGGAATGTATCTTGCAATATCTAAAATTCTCAAGTGGAAGAATATTTGGGTGTTGTGGAGAGATTTTCTAAATAAAGCAGAAGCGGATCTTGCAGGCGCTTTTGATAATAAAAGCAATGAATGGTCTGAAAATGACGATGATGCACTGCGGGAACTGTTTACCAGAGAAGATATTATAGAGTTCACTGGAAAAAGCAAGGAACGTTTGCAGGAATTTTCAGGATTTACGGAAGATGATTTAAAGGATTTATTTCTTGAAAAGGATTTGAAGAAAATCAATGATGAAAATGGAATGTGCACGGTAAAAATAGAGTGCAGAAAAGATGAAGCGGAAGAATTGAAGTCAACTCTTTCCCAGTGGTCTGTAAATTCGGGATTTGAAGGATTGATAGTTCATTAAAAGAAAGGAAAATGTTATGGAATATAAATTAATTAGAGGTAATAATGAGCAAGATTTAGTTAATAAGGTATGCGATTTAATGGATTGTGGATGGTCTCCTTGTGGTGGTGTTGCAATTAGATCAAGTTTATCACTTGGAGATATTGACTTTTATCAAGCAATGATAAGACCAATTCAGAAAGACTAATATGATTAAAAATTATACGTCAACTGTAACTGCTGGAAAGTCAGTTTTAAAAATAGAGAAATGCCTTGTAGATCATGGAGCAGAGCAGATATTAAAAATCTATGATAAGCAAAGCAAGATATTGACTGGAATCTCTTTTATTATCAATAGAAATGGAAGTAATATACCATTTCAATTACCGGCAAGAATTGATCGAATCGAGAAGAGATTAAAGGATGAAGTAAAAAGACCCGTAAAAGGAACTTATGAAAGGATTTCCGAACAAGCTGAAAGAACTGCATGGAAATTACTATCGGAATGGGTTGAAATTCAAATGTCAATGATTGAACTTGATCAAGCTGAATTTGTCGAAATATTCATGCCGTATATTTTTGACAATAAAAGTAAACAGACATTGTTTGAAAAAGCAAAAGACAGTAATTTCAAGATGTTGGAATATAAGGAATAAATAATGCAGAAAGATATTTGCTTACGGTATGCGGGACTCATGAGGAAAGTGTGTCTATGTGGAATCAGTTTCCAGCAGATAACTGGAAATAAAGGAGATTTTGGTATATATAAAAGAATACCTTGTTTCGGAAGAAATAGAATTGATACATGCAAAAGGAGAGTGTTTCCTACTGATGCATATATCAAGAGATTTGAAGATAAGGCAAATACAAATCATGAATATGTAGTCATAGCACTTCAAACAATAAAAGAAATCAATAAGGATATCAAGAAAGATAAAGAAGGAGTAATAGTTTGTCCCCAGTGTAAAGGGAAACTTCATTATAGTATTGTTGGTTATAATGGTCATATATGGGGAAAGTGTGAAACGAAAGGGTGTATATCATGGATGATGTAAAAAGACCGATGTTAAAGATACAGATTAAAAGATTGCTGATGTTTAAGAGAAGGAAACCTGTATTCATTCTCTACAGAAGTGATTTCAATTCGAAAATGGTATTTGAGGATTTCATTGATTTATTGGAATGTATGAAAGAGAGTTGTTTATTCAACTCTTATGCATATTCTAAAGGTATTGAAGCGGGTAAGTTGATATGAATTATCGAGCGTATGAAATTTTAGGTAATATACCAGAATCAGAATGTGCAATCGTTGACAATAAAGGACATCATTGTCAAGATAAAGTTGTTTATTATATAAATCATAATGATAAAGAAATTGGTTTATGTGAAAGATGTTATCAAAATTATTTAAATAGATTTAAAAATAAAAATAAACGTACTTTATATATGAAAAGTAAATTATTTTTATGCATTTTGTCAATGATTTTGATGTATTTTAACTGTTATTATATCAAAGAATATCATCTATTTAAACCACTTGAAATATGTATTGATAACTATATTTTTCTGTATTTCAAGTACTCTGGAAAACGATTTGTCGTTCAAAAGTACGATTCCACTGGGGAAGAATGTTTCTGTTTCTGTGAGAAAAATAATGACAAATAATTTACAAATGATCAAATTTTCGATGAAATTGGAATTTGAAAATTTTTGCCAATATGTAAGATTTTTTCGATTGTATGTAAGATTTTCCGATATGCTTGAGTGCCTCAATTTGAAAGGAAACGATAGCTGTTTATTTAATTCAATTATTGTAAATGTAATGAAATCAATGAATAAATATATTGAACTATATCGAATCTTACATAATAAGTTATATACATTAGGAAACCGTAAGGGGCTTATTAAATATATATTAAATATATAGACTTCTTTACAAATAATAATATATAATAATATATAAATAATAAAAAAGAAAGAAAAAAGAAAAAAAAAAATGAAATATTTTAGACCACTTCGGTATAGTGTCGTATATAAGAGATTATGTAAGATTTTATTGTTTATTGATACTTAATGTGTTATATTATAATTAATTATGAAGAATGAAATTAATATAAGGCTATCGAAATTTAACAAATTGAGCGGAAAGGAGCATAATTTCAATGGCGCAACGATATTTTTTGATTAATAATAGTGAGACAATTGGATTGTATTACCAGGAAGAGAATCATAAGATGACGATTGGAGGTAATAGGAGATTTTATGAATTGATGATTACAGTAATGGAGGAATATTTCAAGATCAAGAAATATGAAATTGTAAAGACTCAAAAAAATAAAGTAAAATTGATTACAAGATTGTGGAGAGATGCTTTATTTTTTGATGGAATAAGAAAATTAAAAAATGATGGATTGACTTTACAGCAAACAAAAACATTCAACAGAATTTGGTGGTAGATTATGGAAGCTTTCGAATGGTTGCTCTTGATTGATTCAATTGCAATTTTATTTATTCTATGGAAACTTACTCATTAATAAAATAAGGAGAAAAAAATGATTAGTGAACGTGATATTATAAAATTTGATGATTATATGATACGTGTTTGTACTGATTTAGAAATAAAAGGAATTTGGATTGATATTAAAACAGAATTATCAAAAATAAGTCTTGAAGATGATTTACTTTTTAAAACTTCATTAGATTTAATGAGACAGCTTTTATTAGTTCAAGACGATAGGGCTCTTAATAGAGCGATTTATTTTGCAGATGAATTAATAAAAAAGTGTAAATATAAAAAGGAAAATGACAATGTACAAACCGGATCATGATGAAGCGAATTTCATTTATATGGTTGGAATAGTGATTATTTGGCTTTTGATTTTTTATTTTGCAATTGAAAGGATGCAGATAAAATGAACAATATTGATATTTATACGGCAGCTTTCGTTATCGGATCATTATTCTTTTTCTTTCTCATTGGAGTATTTTCATGATCATATCAAAGCAGAATCTTCTTCCAGTGGCTTTAACGAAACCGGATAAGAATATTCCGGTATTGGATTGCTTGAGAATAGAGAATGATGGGAGTAGTATAGGGGGAAATGGAAAATCTTTTATTGTCGTATCACCTGTCCCTGAAAACTTGAAAGTGAAAGTTGGAAAGATTTACGGTAATGAAAAATCGGAAAGCGTTACAGTGACAAGTGAGACGGTAAAGGAGGTATTGAAAAATATTCCTTCGGATAGCAAATATGGCGGATTGTTGGAACATACTGAAGTGATAAGTAAAGAAGGAAATGCAGTTGATTTTGTTTTATATGATGGTGCAAGGAAGCGTAATATATCAGGAAAAGTAAATCCGGCTTTATATCCTCCTTATAGGAAATTATTTCAAAGAGCATTGGACAATAAGAAATCAATTCAATTAGTCGTCAATTCAAAAAGATTCTTGCCTTTGATTGAAACATTGATTAAATGTTCCAATGATTCAGGTGATTTTTCACCTATGTATATTGAATTTACAGAAGAAAATGATATCGTCATTCGAATGATCAATCCGAAAACGGAACAAAGATGCATTGGAATAATGTGGAGCAATAAAGGCCCGGAAGCGAAATGGTTGGAAGAATCAACTTTTGAGAAGGGATTGAAAAATGGAAACAATGACGTTAAAGGAAATTCTATGGTTCATAATTCCGTTAATGGTAATGGTAGCGGTAGGAATATGGACAATAACAGGAATTTGTCAAATAATAAAACTGTACCTTCAGGATTGGAAGTTCATAAAGAAAGGAAAGTTTCCAAAGGAGCGAAACGAACAGGAAACAGACGATTAGCTCATATAATAGATGAAATGTGTCCTGATTGCAATAAATTTCATTTGGCAACTGATGGTAGATTCAAGTGGTGCAGTTGTATGGTAGGTTGCAATTATTTTACGGATGGAAATAAGGAGCTTTAAAAATGGAATCGGAAAATATTTTTGAAAAGATTGAAAAAAGGAATTGTTTTTGTTGTTGTTCAAAAGATTGTAATAAATGTAATGGCACTGAAAAGAAAAAGTATTTTAAACTCTCTTCTGAAGCATTATTGGAAGCAATAGAACATTTGAGCAATCAATTCAATATTTTATTACCTTATATCAGAAAGGTTTGACATGATTGATACTTTTATTATTTATTCTATTATTTGGTATATAATTGGATTATATCTTGTAATATTACTTCATAAGATTAACGAAAGTGATATACGAGTTGAAGATATTCCAATGATTATTTTAAGCTCTTTTTTAGGTATGTTTCTTATTATTATACCTTTATTAAATTTGTATGAAAATATTAAAGATAAAGTAATATTTAAGTTTTCTAAACATATCAGAAAGGTTTAATAATGGGATATTCGGTATGTGATTCAATCGTCCGTGTCGATAGTTTTAAATCCGCAAGTGGAAAATGGTATAGTACATATGCGGTTGATATGAAAGAATTCTGGCTTGAACCTTTTGTTGAAAGAGCTTTAAAGAAAGCAATTATGAGAATGTATGTTGACTCAGGTGGAAAGCCTGATCCGAATTTTATATATGTATGTATTGAACCTTATCACAAAAATCAATTCCCTTTATGCGTTAGTTTTACAAAAGAGGAATGCATATGATCAATACAATTGCTTTTATATGGATAAATCTTTTTATCTTATGCCTTATGGTTTTATTTATTTATGAAACAACTCAACTATCAGTACCAGAATTGATTTTAAAAATTTGTTGCTATTTTGCTTTTATTAGTTTTATTATATTTACTATTGCACTAATTGTTTTTGCTGAAATAAAACTTTTAACATAAAGAAAGGATAGGTATAAAATGAACTATATTTTATATGTATTAGATTTAATGAAGAGGAATGCAAATGATTGAAATAGTTGTGTTTGTAATGATTGTTGCTGCATTATTATTCTTGTTTTTTACTATTTTTGAAAATAAATCTTCAAGTACAATTAAGGCATATTTATATGCTATTATTTTAATTTCTATATTTTGTCTATTTATGTTATTATGTATAGAATAATAAAGGAGTCATAAAATGAAAGTTGTAACAAATGTTGAAGTAATGGAATGTTTACCTGAGCTTGCTGGAAATAATGTTGTTCGTATTATGCATAATGGTGTAATGGAGAATGAAACGATTATAGGACAAGTATTTGTAAATAACAGAGGTGAGAAAATAGCTCTTGGAATATCTCAATTAGTACAAGATACAATTGCATTACCTGTCAATCAATTTGAAGAAATAAAAAAAGATATTGAAAGAATAATGAGTGAAAATGTAGATATAAGGAAGGCTTATACGAGAGCAATTATTGATTTAAGTGCAACTTTGGAAGTAAATGAGAAGATAAAAGAAGTTATGCAAAGTGCAGATTTCTTCCAGCGGATGAAATATTTTTTAACAGGGAATTATGAATATCTTTTTGATAAAATGGATAGAAAGAAGGTATGCAATGACGAATGAAGAATTTAATAAAATTTTAGAAAGACGTATTGAACAGATTAAGTCCACACTTTCCGATAAAGCAAAGATGTATGCTATTGGAGATAGGCTTTATAATTTCAAAAGATCAGCGGAAATTTTAAGATGCAGTCCCCATAAAGCACTTTTAGGTATGTTTATTAAACATTTGGTATCAATTATAGATTTAATTGAAAAATCATACACTGCAAATAGTGAATTAATTGATGAGAAAATTGGAGATGGAATAAATTATTTAATTTTACTTGAAGCAATCTTCAGAGAGAATTTGTCAATTGATGTAGAATGCTTTGATTGTGGAGAGTGTAGCAATGGAGATGTAAAATGAATTCTAAAATTCCGGTAATTTATATAATAGGTCCATTTCGTGCGGAAAATAGTTGGTTGATAGAACAAAATGTGAGAAGAGCTGAAGAAGAAGCTCTTGAATTATGGAAATTAGGATTTGCCGTTATTTGTCCTCATACCAATACTCGCTTTTTTAATGGTGCGGCGGATGATTCTATTTGGTTGGAAGGCGATAAGGAGATATTGAAAAGATGTGATGCGGCATTGTGCATGGAAAATTGGTCTGATTCAATTGGATCACGACAGGAAGTTTTATATTGTAAAGAATTGAAGAAACTTTGTTTTAGTAGTATAGAAGATCTGCTGGTATGGTATGGAAAGGAGTCGGGTCTGGAACCTAAAATGGTTTATGAATGAAGAAATAAAATGTAATTTTATTAAATGTACTTTAAATACCGAATTCAAGGAAATTGAAATTCTTGACATAAAAAGAACTGAATCAGGAGGGTATTTAATACCTATGTATGAATCTTTAAATGAATCAAATATAAAGTCTGTAGTTGGTATATGTAAAGATATAAGTAAAATAAAAATAGATGCTTCGGGATATTGTGAGAAAGCACATTTAATTTCTACACCATGAAAGGAATGATTGAATGGATAATACGAAAGGTCATGATGAAGTCATTCGATTGATGTGTAATGCAATTGATGAGGCACAATCATTGATTGTAAAGTCAGTTGAAATGATAATGAAGGATTGCAAATCAAGAGCTATTGAAATTCTTTCCAATGCAAGTGCAAAATTGGATATGGAAAATCTTGACGCAATGAATGGAAAGGAATATCAAATTAATGATCCTGTATGGTTTATTGGTTCAGGTAAGGGAATTGTTGCTGGAAGGATTACCGGTATTTCTTATAATGGAGAATATTTTGTATCATTGATCGCCGGACCTGATAAATTCAATCAACAGGTAAAAGCAAAAGAGAGTCAATTGAGAAGAAGAAAGTAATATTTGATTTTATTCTATAGGAGATACATCATGAGTGGAGTTTACAAGAAATATCTTCAACAGAAATACAAATCAAAACGAAAGGAGAAAATAATATGTTGCTGGCTGATAACGGAGAGAGACGGGCATCAACATTTACCGAAAGCGAAAAGATTGTTGGATAGACCGGTATGCAGTTGTGTTGATAGAAGCAAGCCTTTTTCCAGTGGAGGGACGATTTTTCCGAATGTTGAAAAGGATTGTATCAAGTGTTTTTGGAGAGATAGACAGGGTAATGAATATGCAGTTGATGATACGGGACATGTGAGAAGGAGGGGTTGAATGAGAGTTTTGATTTTCTGTTTATTTTTATTGTTTGTATTGTGTGATACAAAGTATGATGGCGAAATTGTAAAAACGTCAAAAGGTGAAATTATAATACTTCATTCTAATATAGGTAGTAATTACACTATTGAAAGAATTGATACATTGAAATTAAAAAATATTTTGAAAAACATTTATTGATATGAATGTACCGTGCAAATAGAAAGGATGTTTATGCATAATTAATTGTAAAGTAGGCCAACTTCAGAAATGATCTCAACTATATTGATTTATAGTTGAGATTTTTTTTTCTTGCATATTAAAGAAATGTTGGGTATATTTGAAGAAGAAAGAGGAATACTCACGAACAATATTTTAAACAATTTATTTTACGGTATGTAAACTATGGGGCAACCAAAAGGACATCATCCACCAAAACCATTTGTTAAGGGTAAATCTGGTAATCCCGGTGGAAGGCCTAAAGGTTCCTTAAGTTGCATGTCATTCAAACAAATTCTTGATAAAATAGGTGCAGAAGATTTAATTGAAAGTCCCTTAACGCCCAGAGGTATTAAAAAGAAATTCTATTCTTCTCGACCTATTACGAAAAAAGAAGCGGTAATGCATGTTGTGTATAACAATGCAATGCTGGGTAAAGATTGGGCAACTCGATATGTAGCTGACTATTCGGAAGGAAAACCGAAAGAGTTTCACGAAATTACAAAAAAGAATGTTACAGTTGATATAGATGACGAAAAGAACGTGAAAATTTCAGAAGGAGAGGAAATAGGAACTGATGAAGAAACTATTGTTGCTTCTCCTGATAACACTGACAAATAGTTTTTCTATGTCATATGATTTGAACATTCATATTACAAAACGCTTCTTCAACGATAAATTCTTCCCTTATCTTCATTGTCAATGTCCCCTACAAATTATCTATGGTGGTGCTTCATCCGGTAAAAGCGTATTTGCAGCTCAACGTAGAGTTATAGCAATGATACGTGAACCACGTAACTATATTATTACACGCAAAGTTGCCGATACGATACGGACATCGGTATTTTCCGAAACAGAAAAAGCGATTTATAGTTTAAGACTTCAGGATCACTTTAGTGTTAATAAGTCAACTATGGAAATTGAATACAATGTTGACGGAAGAAAGATGTATTTCAGAGGTCTTGATGACGTTGCAAAAATAAAGTCGATAACTGTTCCAGTGGGCGTCATTACCGATATTGAAATCGAAGAGGCAACAGAAATCAGTGAGGATGATTTCGAGCAACTCGATTTGAGAATGCGCGGTATTGCTCCATGCAAGAAGAGAATGTGCCTATACTTTAATCCTATATTCCGTAATCATTGGATAATTAAAAAATGGTTTAATGGTCAATGGGTACTTCGACGATATATTGAAGATAAAATTTTAATTCTTCACTCTAATCACAAAGACAATAAATTCCTTGACCAACAAGATCATGATAAAATTGAATCGAAAACAGGTTATTTTCATGATGTATATGCAAAGGGAAAACCAGGAGTTCTCGGCGATCTGATTTTCACTAATTGGACTATTGGAGATTGCAAGGATCTTCATTTTGATAACACTGTTTATGGTCTTGACTTCGGATTCTCTAATGATCCGGCCGCAGTATTAAAGATTGGAGTGGATAAACCGAGAAAGACTTTACATATACAGCAAGAGGTATATGTATATGGCTCAACGAATGATGTACTTGCAGTACAAGCAAAACCGATGTGTGGACTTTCTCCAGTGTGGTGCGACAATGCAGAGCCAAAATCAATACGTGAAATGCACAATCAGGGAGAGAATAGAATTAATGCTCAACCTGTTGTTAAAGGTAAAGATTCTGTATGGCATGCAATTCAATGGTTGCAGCAGTGGAAGATTGTAATTGACAAAGGATGCGTTGAAACTATTAATGAGGTATCTTGTTATCAATGGATGAAAAATAAACAAGGCGAGAAAATCAATGAACCGGCACCTGGACCTGATCATGCTATTGCTGCACTTCGGTACGGTACAGAGAAGATTAGGTTAGGTGCTGGCGTTTCATGTTCTACTTAAGAAGGGTTTATGCAGCAAATAAATGTAAATGTAGTTGATGTAAAGAAATTTATTGATGATAAGATAGAAGAATTCAAGTTATCTATTGATGAATTTATTTCTAAAAATGTGTATACTGTTCCTGTAAAGGAAGAAAGTAAACAAATAGATAAGCGAGTATTTGCATTAACAGAGATAAGTCAATGGTCTGTTGATAATAAATTAGATAATTTATCTGTTGCTGATGTAGTTGAACTTATAGATAGATTATCATTGAATATAGAAGAATTGAAGAGAGAAAAATAATGAAGCAGTTTGCAAGGTATAGTTGGTTGATTCAGTTGATTGCAACGACCGTAATTCTGCTATTTGGTTTTAATTATACGAATGGTAAGAATTGTCAACTGCTTAATCAGACTGCACTTAAATCGGATAAGAACGAAATGGATATTGTTGAATTACGTAAAACGAATACTATGATTTATGAAGAGATGTTGCGTGAGATTCATAAAATTGATAAGTCGCTTGAACATCTTACTGTTGACATAGAATATCTAAAAGGAAAGCAATGAATAAATGTTCAAAGATTTATATTGCCGGTCATAATGGTCTTGTTGGTTCTGCTTTAATAAGGAAACTTAAAGCAGATGGGTACAATAATATTATCGGTAAATCTCATGTTGAACTTGATTTAACAAACCAATATGCAGTTAATAATTTTTTCAAAACTGAAAATCCGGAATATGTTTTTCTCGCCGCTGCAAAAGTAGGTGGTATATACGCCAATAATACATATCCCGCTGAATTTATATATAGTAATTTACAAATACAAATTAATATTATTGATGCTTGTCATGAATATGGAGTCAGGAAATTATTGTTTCTTGGCTCATCATGCATCTATCCGAAATTTTCACCACAACCAATAACAGAAGATTGTCTTCTTTCCGGATCTCTGGAAAAGACCAATATCGCTTACGCTATCGCAAAGATTGCTGGCATTATAATGTGTCAATCTTATAATACGCAATATGGTACGGATTTCATTTCAGTAATGCCGACAAATCTTTATGGTCCTAATGACAATTATGATTCGGAAAACTCTCATGTACTACCTGCTCTAATTGACCGTATACACAAAGCAAAAATTAACAATCAAGATAGCATAACTATATGGGGAACAGGTAATCCTAAAAGGGAATTTCTTTATGTTGGTGATATTGCTGATGCATGTATTCATTTAATGAATAAATATTCAGGAAATGAAATTGTCAATATTGGTTCTGGTGATGAAATATCAATTCGTGAACTTGCATATACTATTTCTACTATTATTGGATTTACAGGTAAAATATTATTCGATCAATCAAAACCTGATGGCACACCACGTAAATTGCTTGATTGTTCTTTTATTCATTCTCTTGGATGGAAACATAAGATTAGTTTAACTGAAGGAATTAAGAAAACATATGCATCATATTTAGAAGAGATAGATAAATGAAAAGCTTGATTCTTGATAAAAATGGAAATGAATATATAAAAAAGAGTAGTAATACCGCTCCTAATCTTGATCCTAATTTTTGGATTATTGATAGAAGTAAGAATAAAATCAAGGATATTTTAAGTAGACCTTATGAATTATATGTATGGATCTATGCTTGTGTAAAGACAATTGCAAACAATATTTCCCAAATCGAACATAATATCAGCAATAAAAACAATAATGAAGTAATTGTCAGTCATGTTGTCAGTGATCGATTGAGTAAGCCTAATAAGTTAATGACAAAGACAACATTTTTAATAAATATCACATCATTGTTATTGTTGCCTGATAAGAATAAAGATTCTTCATCAGGTGGACAATGCTTTATTGTCCCTTGGAATGGATTAACTGATAAACCCGCAAGACTTGATAAAGGTGAAATACCTGATGAAATCATGCCCTTTTCTGAATCATGGTTTGAACCTTGGAAAGAGAAATCATCGAGAGGGATGGAAGATATAAAGGGATGGACTTTTAAAATCCCCGGCATTGCTGAATCGGAAATACATTTTGAACATGGTGAAATAATTCGTATATATTTACCTAATCCTTATGATATACTGAAAGGCATATCAGCATATTCATCTGTTGCATCTTCTGTTGAGTTAGATGTAAACGGGGATATTTACAATAAAAATGTATTCAATAATGATGGACAATTAAATGGGCTTGTGTCATCCGAACAATATATCGAGAAAGAAGAGCTTGACAAGTTAAAAGATGATTGGTATCGACAATATACGGGAATGGATAGAAAGAGAGTTGCTTTTCTATCAGGTGCACTTAAATACCAGCAGCTAGGGCTTTCTCCCAGTGAACTGCAGAATCTTGAGCAAGGAAAATGGATACGTCAAAAGATTTTAGGTGCATATGGATTAAATCGTATCGCAATCGGTGATTATGAAGATATTAACTTTGCAACTATTAGGGAAGGTCGAAAACTTCTCTGGTATGATACATATATTCCACTTGACAAAATAATAATTGATGCACTCAATTACCAATGGGTGAATTTTGTCGATAGTGGAAAGGTTTTATTGACTTCTGATTATAGTAAAATACCAGCTCTTCAATCGGATCTTAAGGAAAGAGTTACAACTGGCGGTGTATTGTGTCAGCAGATGGGTTTTCCCCCAGTGCTTGCATCGCGTATAATTGGTGTTCAATTAAAGAAAGAGGATCTTGAGCAATGGCCTTTTCTCAATGAGAGATTAACACAAAATAGTCAGCCGAATAATGTACCAAATCAAGAAACTCTATCTCTTAAAGATAAACAGAAAAGCATAACTGAAAGAGATAAGGAGTATTCCAATAAATACATTAAATCAATTCTTGATCCTGTTGAACAGAAATTCAGGAAGTCTCTTGAATCTTATTTTGTAAATCAACGAAATGATATTCTCGATAAGATTGACAAGTTGGTAAAAGAAGAGAAATCAATTAACGTTTTTACTGATAAAGGAATTAATGTAAGTGGATGGGAATTTCTTCCTGATGAAGCAATGGAAACATTGAAACTCTTGAAGATGCATAAACAAGCTGCAAAGCTTCAAGCAGCACTTGAGAAGAAACAAGTTGAAAATGAATTGCATCGGGGAATTGAGTGGGATGTTGTTGGTACTCAAATTGATTATTGGACAAGTGTACGTGCAGCGAATTTAAGAAAGATTAATACCACTACTTTCATTAATGCAAGAGATGCGATTAATGCAACTGTAAAACAAGGTTCCGAAGAGGGAATTACCGTCAATGATATGAGGGATAGAATAAAGCAAGCCGTCAAAGATGTATATGAAGTACGATTAGGAAAACCGATTGTTCCGAATGGTCTTTTTGATCTTGGTGGTATGTCAAGCTCAAGAACCATTGCACGTACTGAAATGGGAAGCATTGCATCTTTGACAAGAGCGGATATTTTCAAGCAGGAAGGTATAGGGGAAATTGAATGGATTACGGCACATGATGAAAAAGTACGTGATACTCATGTTGTGCTTGATGGCACTACAGTAAAATATGGAGAAGAATTTGTTCCCGGATTGCGTTATCCAAGAGATCCAAATGGTTCAGCGGAAGAAGTAATTAATTGTCGATGTTCATTTGTTGCTGTAATAAAGGATTGATTTTATGAAGAATTCATCTTTTACAAATAATCTAAAACCAAAATTAGGAATAAAGAAACCTTTTGAGCGTAAAAGTTTTGAATACGATAACAAAGCAATTCTAAATAATAAAAAGGAAGGTCGAAATGTCATCTCCAAAAATTGAAGAAAGATTAAAAGAGAAGCAGATAAAATCAGTAAATGGATTGAAGGAAAATCCGCGTATTGTGTCATTGACTGAAGATGAATGCAGAAAACTTTGTGACGATATTAAATTGAAATTCATTCCCGGATATGAAAAGAGAGTCATTGAAAGAATTACAACAACTGAAACTCCTGATAGGGACGGAGATATTGTTCGTGCAAAAGGAATTGATAATAAGAACTATCGGTTGAATCCTGTTGTGATGTTTGCACATAATAAAAGTGATTTCCCTGTTGGGCGATCAGTTAAAGAGTGGATTGATAAGAGTATTACCGGATGGCGTTCATGGGACTTATATCTTGACAATACAGTCGATACCACTGGAAGAAGCGATCTCGTATTTCGCATGGTTGATGCTGGCGCAATGACTGGCGGGTCAATTGGCTTTATTCCTAAAGCAAATGGTGCAAAGTATGATCATACCGATGAGGAAAGAAAAAATTTAGGACTTGGTAAATATGGAGTTGAATTTATATCTGTTGAGAAGATAGAGCACAGCGCGTGTTCTATTCCAGCGAATGCGGAAGTACTTGCAGCAGCATTGAAATCATGTAATATTGAACAGATAAGAAAGCAACTGGTAAAATCCGACCTTGATATTATGGAAAAACAGAAAATGATAGATGACAATCTCATTGATGTTTTCTATTCAGTATTGCAAATACCGAAAAATATTTCAGTTCCGATTTGTGAAACATGCATGGAGAAAGTAGATATTGAATATGTACAGAAACCTTATCCGAATGAACATGCATGCAGGTTGAATGAACCGGGAAAATATAATGAATTCAGAAGAGGTACAAGGAAGCATAACGGAAAAACTTATTCCGTTATATATGGTAAATTAAAAGATAGGGATTCATGGGAGGATCAAGCTTACCGATACCCGAAAGATAAATGGACTGAATCGGAAGCACGTTCCCATTGTAAAGATCATAAAGGCATTCTTTTTGAACCGGCGAGCGAGAAGGAAATCAAACAGGAGGAAGAAATGATTATCAACATTGATTTGAACAAAGCAATCGAGGGAATTGCAAGTTTGACAAAACAAATGGAAACATTCAACGAGAATATGAAAAATATCGAAAAATCAACGACTGAAAAGTTTAAATCTCTTATGGAGATAGCCGACAAATCTATCGCTTCCATCAAGCAGATTGAAACCGGAAAAACAGTTTTTGACAAAAAAGATATTGAAAACATTTTGAGAATCAATTAGGAGATTTATTATGCCTATCGAGAAAACAGAACTTGAAAGCATGCTTACCGTCTTTCGTGATGGAATTACGAAAGCGATTGAAGCAAAAGCGAAAGAGCAAAGTGATGCTGCAAATAAAGAAATTGCAGAAATGAAAGTGAAACTTGCTGAAGCGGAAAAAGCCCTCAATGAACTTAAAGAACAAGCAAAGAAAGGTTTCGGACTTCCCGGACTTGATGGAAAGGATAAAGCCAAATTCAGTTGGTCAAAATTCTTTGTCGGTCTTGCAAATGATTTCAGGGTGACAAAAGGTCATCTTGATGCAAGTGCGGCAAAGAACTTTTGGGACACGACTGCATCACTTGAACGTACTATATGCAGTGATTACGGAAAAATCGTTGCAAAGGATTATAATGCTACTGATGGATCTTCCGGCGGATTTCTTGTGCCCCCTCAAATTTATCAAGGTGATGTGATTGATGTCGTATATGCAAATACGGCAATTCTTAAAATGCCTGTCTTGAAATTTGAGAATCTTAAAGGTGATATGCCTATCCCGGTTGATAACGGTCATTTGACTGCTTATTCATTGGGGGAGACCGAAGCTCCAACAAAATCAGCGGCAACTTTCAAGCTTGAGTGGTTGCGTCCGAAGAAGATAGGTGTATATGTACGTGTATCAAATCGATTGCTTGAACAAACAAATAACGCCATTGAAATGATTGTAAAGGGCAAAATGGCATTGGATGCATCAGTTGAATTGAGTCGCTGTCTTACTTGCGGTAAAGGTGCAGATAGTGAAGGAAAAGGCATACTTGAATTTTATGCAAATATGACAGGTACGAAAGCCATTTCAACGAATGGAAAACGTTTTTCGATTGATGATCTTGCATCGATGAAACAAGCCCTTGCAGTTGCAAATGAATTGCGTGATACGGCAACTTATGGAACTATCATGCATCCAAGTGCATATTGGGGAATGCTGCGTGAGACTGCGGAAATGTATAGCGGTCAAACAAATGGTAAAGGAATGCCGAAACTTCCAAAGCTTCTTCTTGATGTTGCAGATATTCAGAATGCTTTGAAAGTCAAGATTGAATCAACTACTCAAATTCCGATGTCAACTGTTGGAACATCAACGACAAGTTCAAAAGTCATTACCGGTGATTGGAGCAAATTTGTATATGCTTCCTTCAGAGATCCGATTTTCAGAGTTTCTGATGTAGCAAGTGATTCAACCGGACGTTCCGCACTTCTCAATGATGAGCTGTTTATGGTTATGTTTCTTGAGTATGATTGTAACTGTCTACGTCCTGCCGCTTTTTGCGGACGCGACGGTGCGGAAACAACTGAAACGGCATGGTAATCTTTAACAATTAAGAAATTGAAAGAAGGAAATTATGGGTCAAATGGGATATGGTAAAACAGCGGAAGGAATACTGATTACTCCTGCTTTCCGTGCTGAACGTATTGGCAGTGCAACTATCTATTACAACGGACAACCATTTACGAACGCAGCAGGATACGGATTTGATACTCAGCCTTTTGATGATTGTATGTGTGTTATCAATGTCGGTACGGTTGCTGGACCTCTTGCTACTCTCATGAACTCCGTTCTTGAAAGTGAAACGGATGATCCGTCGGCGGCAACGGCATTAACGAATGCGGCATTTACACATATTACATCATCGAATGATGAAACAATGTTGGCCGGATCTATCATGTGCAAAGATACTAAAAGGTATCTCTTCCTGAAAACGGAAGCACAAGGCAGTCCGATTACGATTGATTTCAGTGCTTCTTTTGTTGGTGGGCAAGCGCGTGAACAGCCAACCGAGCAGGTACTTGAATTTGACGTTTAGGGATTTTAAAGGGGTGAGACGTACATTGATACGTCTCATCCTTACTTTAACGCTTAAATAAAGCTTTCTTAAACGCTTAAATGGGGTAAATTTTAGAATGATGCAACTCACATCATACAATCGAATGATCCGATACCTTTCCGCTGTTGCCGGATCTCCTCTCACTGACACCAAAGCGCAAAAGGGAATGATAGTTCCTTGGATACTTGCAGCTTCAAAACAAATTGAAAAACATCTTAAGAGAGAATTAACAATAGGAAATTATACCGAATATTTCGATACATTAAGTGAAAGGGATGTTCAGTTTTTTGTAAAAGCGTATCCAATTATTACATTGACAAGTGTATATCGTGATACTGAAGGAAAATGGGATAGTACAAATGAGAGTGAAATAGATGATTGTATAATTGGTAAAAATTCCGATTCCGTGGTGACACCTCTTTCTCCAGAGGTATTGGCTTACAAAAGTACAAGAGTTATATATACTGGTGGGCTCGCTTATAGTGGCGTCAATTCTTTATTTACTTGTGTAATTACTGGAACATGGACGGTAGGAACTTATTGTTATGGTCAAACATCGGAAGCAGTTGGAATTTTAAAATCAAAAACAGCAACGACTTTAACAATTGAAAATTTATACGGAATATTTGAAGCAGGAGAGACACTTGCGGAATATTCCGATGAGAATTTAACCACGGCAACAACAAATACGGCTGTATTAACAACTATTACAAGACAATCTCTTGTTGAACAATATCCCGATATAGTACGTGCATGCGAAATACAGGTACGTTACTATTGGAAACATAAGGATGATTTTGAATTATCAAGTACTCAAAAAGATGGAACTAATCAGAGATCAATGTACGACAGCAAGGAATCATTAACTAATGAAGCAATGAAATTTCTACAACCATATATAAGACAAATATTATGAATATTACTTTTAAAGACAACTTTCAGGAGATTGCGGAAAAGTGGAAAAATAAGCCCACTGAATTTTTTAATGGACTTGCAAAAGGTTTTCGAATGGGATTGCGTGAATATGCCGGTTATTTGGAAAAAGAGCAATTAAGCGGAAGGAAGTCCGGCAATTATGGATTGAATAGACAAAGTGGAACTGCTGCAATGTCGTTAAATTCATTAGTGTCTTATGATGGTGAAGATTTAATCGGAAGAATAACCGTCAATAAAAATGCATGGTATTTAAAATTGCATCAACATCATGATTTTGACGGTACGGCAATTGCAAAAGGAAATAGTTCTTTTGCTGTTCCTGTTCATCCGGATGCAAAAGGAAGGAAACCATCCGATTTTGATTTAGGATTTATAAAACTTCCCGGTAGAAATCCAATATTGATAAGAAAAATATTCAGAGGTGGAAGTAAAAGAGGAGGAGCTTCGGAAGCAGGACAAAAATTATTACGTGAGGATATAATGTTTGTATTAACAAAAAAGGTATTTATTCCTAAACGTCTTTATTTTTATGAAGATTTTAAAACAATAGGTAATAATATGATTGGCAATCAAATAATGATTCAATTAAAATCTTTAAGTAAAGGATAGTATGAAAAAAATAATTTCCTTTTCTCTTTGGGGAAGAGATCCACTTTATTGTAACGGTGCTATATGGAATGCAATTGAAAGGGAAAAATTTTATCCTGATTGGATTTGTCGATTCTATTATGATGATTCCGTACCATTGGAAATAATTGATCAGATTGCAGCAACAAAATCAGAAATTGTACATATGAATATGACAACTGATAGTTTAGGTGCATTTTGGCGTTTTCATCCAATGTTTGACGATAAAGAAATCGAGAGATTTATAGTAAGGGATACTGATTCAAAATATACTGTTCGTGAAGTTGCAATGGTTAATGAATGGATTGCAAGTAATAAACCTTTTCACATTATGAGAGATCACCCTTCTCATGGTGCTTCAATACTCGCCGGCATGTGGGGTGCTATTCCTGGTTGTGTATCACAATTCGAAAGAAGAATCGGAATTTATTTTAGTAATTTACTTCCTGATAATAGGAATACAAGAGGACCATTTCACGGATGTGATCAGATATTTTTGAATTCTCATGTATGGCCTATTATAAAGGATAACCATATTGCACATATAAGAAAAGGAAATCCCGGTTTACGATATACTGGAGATGAAATTGAAGTTGATAATCCTATTGATGGCCATTATGTAGGAATGGTTGCATAATATGAAAAAAATAATATCATTCTCTTTGTGGGGAAATGAACCATTATACATTAATGGTGCAATAAGCAATATTATCAATAGTCAAAAATTCTATCCTGGTTGGATTTGTCGATTTTATATTGATGAATCGATTGATAAAGATCTTCAGGAAAAAATATTGTCTTTTGGTAACACTGAAATAAAAATAATGCCAAAAGCAGAAGATGTTTTAGGGATGTTTTGGCGTTTTGCTCCAATGTGGGATGATTTGGAAATTGAACGCTTCATAGTGAGAGATACGGATTGCCAACCTACAAAAAGGGAAGTTAATGCTGTAAATGAGTGGATTACGAGCGAAAAACCTTTTCATATTATAAGAGATAATCATTACCATTATGTTCCTATCCTTGGGGGAACATGGGGTGCTATTCCTGGCTGCATACCTAATATGCAAAAAGATATTAGTGAATTTCTATTGACAGTTCAAGAAACAAAATCTCAACATAAGAGCAGGAAGTTTCATGGTGTTGATCAAATATTTCTTTACAATTTTGTATGGCCTATTATTAAAGATAATCATATTGCACATATAAGAGAAAATGAACCTGTTCTTGTAATGACAGGTAAAGAAATAATTCTTCCACCACTGGAAGAAGGTGGGCATTTTATTGGAATGCCTTGCACTGATATTAATGGACAATGTACAAGAGTTGAAAGTCATTTGCTTAAAAGCAATTCAATGTTATACAAAAGAATTTGTTTGATGGTCCCAACTTACAAACGAATTGATAGAATAGGTAGTTTTATTTCCAGTGTTTATGACACTGTAAGCAATATTGAAAATGTTTGTTTTTCTTTTTGTGTGAATATTAACGATAAGGAAACAAGGGAATTTCTTAACAGTTATAATTGGCACAATAAGGAATGTTTTGAAATAATTGATGAGGATACAATTCAACCGAATTTATCTCTTTATTTTAATAAAATGTATAAAGAGACAAAATTTCAAGATGCAATTGTATCAATGTTGGGTGATGATATGATTTTCAAAACTAAAGACTGGGATTTAAGAATTCTTGACATTATAAATAAACATGATGGAAAGGCAATAGTTTATTGCGATGATAATTTTACAGCTCATGCATCTTGTGCAGTAAATTTATTTACTGCAAGAAAAGAAATAGTTGAATTGACAAAAAAGCCTTTCATGTGTGAATACTTCCATGCCGATATGATTGATGCAATATGGACAATGGTAGGAATGATGACGGGAACGATTCATTATCTCTCAGATGTCATTATTCAACATAATCACTCTTCTGCACAATCTGCTGAATTTTGGGATGATACCTTTAAAAGATTGAATCCTATTCAGAAAGTATGTAGTACAAAAGAAAATATGAAACTGGCAACTACTTATGCAACATTGTGTGCAAAAAATCTTATTGAGAATGGAGTGGGACATTGGAACATTCTTCAATAATATTATCTATTCTTATATGCTCCCTTGAAGAAAGAAAAAAGGAACTTGGGTTTATATTTGAAAAGTTACTTCATCAAAGATTGTCTTATGCATCAAAAATTGAAGTATTAATTGAATCAGATAATCGAGAAATAACTATAGGGGAGAAAAGAAACATCCTTCTTTCCAGAGCACAAGGGGAATACATTTGCTTTGTTGATGACGATGATGATATATCCAATGATTACATCGAATCAATAATGAAGGCATTGGAAAGTAAGCCTGATTGTGTCGGTATTGAAGGCACAATTGACTATATGGGAATTAAAGGAATATTTAAACACTCTCGTCAATTTCAATCATGGTATACCGGGCCTGATGCATTTTACAGAACGCCTAATCACCTTAATCCTGTAAAAAGAGAAATCGCCTTAAGAATAGGATTTCCACCACAATCATTTGGTGAAGATCAAATATATTCCAATGGAATAAAAAGAATGTTGAAAACTGAAGTGTATATCAATCATCCAATTTACTTTTATAAGAAAGAGAAAGAATGAATTTCTTTTCAATTGATCAGCATATTTCCGTTATCGCAGATATTCGATATATTCTTAATCAATTGGGGCATACTGTAAAGGAAATATCCTTAAGCGGTCATGCATCTATTATCGGTCGTCCTACAGGTAATATACCGGAATTGAATGGCAATAATTGGTGTAATGTTATCAATCAACAGCAATTCGATTCTTTCTATAGTAAATATAAAAAAGAACTTGAAAAATACGACGGTTTTATTTGTTGCTATCCACCAATATTCTCTATGTTGTATCGTTCATCCGATAAACCGATAATTATACAAATTCCTATTCGTTATGAGTGTTGTTGTGAGCATAATTTGCCGTTATGGGAAGAGTTCAATAAATTTTTGCAAAAAGGAGTTGATGAACATAGAATATTTCTTTGTGCAAACAACTTGTATGATAAAAAATATGCTGAAGGTTTTATCGATCGACCTGTAAGATATATTCCTTCACTTTGCGAATACACTGGAATGAGTTATAACCCTGTTTACGATATGTTTCTTTACTTCGGATTTTTTAGGGTAAAGGAACAATCAGGGAGAATGATATACAAGCATGATGCAATGAAAGCTGGTCACGCATGGCAAAATATCTCTGAATACAAAGGATGTATCCATTATCCTTATAACGTTTCAACTATGTCAATATTTGAGCAATATACAGCAAATATTCCTCTATTCTTTCCGACAAAAAGATTTTTAATGGAAATGTTTCTTGATAAAATACCTATTCTTCATCAGTTGAGCTGGCAACAACAGGGAAATAATGGAATACCAAAATCACAAATGGGCAATTCCTTCCAGTGGGACCCGAATAATTTCTCTGATTTCAATTGTGTTTCTCATTGGATTGATAACGCAGATTTTTATAGTGAAAATATGAAATGTATTCGTTATTTTGACAATGTACACGATAGAGATGATATTTTAGGACTTGATAAAGAAACATTATTAAGTATAAGCAATGAAATGAAGGAACATAACAGGGAAAGAAAATCTTACGTGTATAATGAATGGTATAAACTGATGGATGAAATAGAATGTCTATGACTTTTAATAATAAAAAGTTAACTATTTGTGAGGTCTTACGGCAAATAAATGATAGAGTTCAAGGGGATGCATTTTCTGATGTTCGGGATATGATTGCACTTGCTGAACAAATGGCAAAGAAAATAGTTTCAAAATTACGTGAGTACAATGAAAAAGATAATCCGGAATTGTGGTTTGATAAAGAAACAAGGGACTCTTTTGATAGAGATATGGAAACATACTTAATAGGGAATCCGGAAAGAGCTGAAAGATTATTGTCAAAGGAAATAAATGAAAACAGCAGCAGTACTAATTAATATTGATAACCAGCCTTTTGCTGATTTGTCTGTAAAAGCTAATCAGAAATATTATTCTCATTTTGGAATTGAATTGAGACAAATAAAAGGACTATCTGATAAAGCAAAGAATTATAAGCCGAAATGGATGGCAAGTATTGCATTCGATGTATTTCCTGATCTTGATTTTGTTATAGTTCAGGATTTGGATATTATACCATGTAATCTTAAGTATAATATTATGGATTTTTTAATGTTAAGGGAACTTAACTTTGCAAAATCATATACACGAATAGGGATGAAAATTACAACTGCACCTTTCCCTTATTTTCAATATAATGCCGGTTTGTTTGCATACAATAAACATTTTCAAGAGATGTTCGATTCTATTTTTCAATATGGAAAAGATGATCCGGAAAATTTTGGAACCTGTGATCAATATTATATTAATAAATATATTGGAGAAAATAGCCTGTATGTAAATGAAATACCGATGATTTTTAATACATTTTATCATTCTTCCATTGATTTTGATAGAGTTGCTTTTTGTCATTATACAAATTCATTGCCGAGTGAGTGCAAACTTGATTTCATTGAACAATATCACCCAAAGGAAATGTTGTGTTGAATTTTAAATCTAATTTACATTTAGTTGAACTATGTTTGACATATCGATGTAATATTAAATGTAATAACTGTTCCAATCTCTGTACACAAGCTCCTTATCGGGGTGATTTGACTCCTGATATTGTAGATGGTTTTATTGATGACTTAATTTCTTCAGGGAATCCGATAGGACAAATTACTCTACATGGTGGTGAACCTGTTTTAAATCCTTGGATATTTGATATAATAGAACTATTAGTTGATTACAGAAAAATATCTAATGTAACATTATGGTTATTGACAAATAATTCTTGTCATGAAATAAGGGAAAAGACTTCCAAGATAAGTGTTGAATATAATATCGCTCTGGGAATTGCTGAAAAAGATGGTATACATCAAATTGATTATGTGCCAGTAAACGAAAGCCCTGAAGACTTAAAAGAAGAATATACAATAGGATGTTTTCAAACTGAAAATTGTGGTATTTGCTTTAACTACCTTGGTTGGTTTCCTTGTTCACCAATGGCTGCAGCATCACGTTTATTTAATTATTATCCTGCTGCTTTAACTTATAATGATTTAACGGAAGAAAAATGTACTGAATATTTTAATTTGCATTGTAAACATTGTGGATTTGCATTACCAAATAGAAGAAGAGTGAAGGAACAAACAAGTACAAAAACATGGATTGATAAGTTTGCTGAATACAATAGAAAGAAAGTTGTATGAAGTTTTTGATTTTACAGGATATTCCAGTTAATCAACCTGTTGAAAATTTTTGTATTGCAAGAGGACTTGAGAGAGCTTTTTGGAGATCCGGTTTTAATGCACATGCAGAAAATACACTTACGTTGCATTTAATTGATGATGATAAATGGAAAATGCTTTCTAGTCATTTTGATGCTTTACTTATAACTCAAAATTATTTCCTTGAACATATAAATTATGTGAAGGAATTCAAAGGATTAAAAATATTTTGGTCGATTGACTCTCATAAGGATTTTGAAAATCATGCAAAATTTATTTTAGATAATAAGATAGATATTGCATTAGTATCAAGTTATTCTTATGTTAGTCAATTCAAAGAAAAAGGAATAAACGCTTTTTGGTTTCCTAACTGTTATCCTTCCGATTTAATTACACCCACTAATTTTCAAAATAGACCTATTCAATTAGGTTTTTGCGGATCAAGAAGTAATCGAGGAGAGTGGATTGATAAATTAAAAAATGAATGTAATTTGCATACTGCAATAAATGTTTGTGCTGAAAAAATGGTAAATGAACTTTATTCATATAAAATTGGATGGAACAGAAATGAAGCTGATGACATTAATTTCAGAACTTTTGAAATGATGGGTGCAGGATGTTTACTTTTAACAAATGAAACTCCTGGTATAACTAAGTTATTTAAAAATGTGTGTTACTCTGAATATAATACATATAATTGGTGTATTGACAAGATTAAAAAATATTCGGAACATGAAAAAGAAAGACTTGAAATAGCAATAAATGGGTATAATGAAGTAAGAAAAAATCATTCTTATGATTCAAGAGTAGTTGACTTGATAAAAATTATTGAGACAGGAGAAGGGACTTTATAATGACAACTCTTGCATTAAATATTATTGTAGGTCCCGGAGAGGCACATCTTTTAAATCGATGCTTGAAATCATATGATGCAAAAAATAACTTTGATGAGATTGTTATTGTAAATACATCGAAAGATGAAGAAGTGAATAGAGTTGCTTTTGAATATACAAAAAAGGTGTTTTTCTTCCAGTGGGAAAGTGAAGATTTTCCATTCGGTAATTTTGGAGGAGCAAGAGATTGTGCTCGATTAAATACTGAATCAGATAAAATATGGTGGTTGGATGCTGATGATGTATGTATCGAACAATATAAGGAAAAGTTGATTGATGCAATTAAAATCATAAAGAATGAACAATACAAAGATGTTATTATTTGGCTTATGCCATACACGATTATTCTCAATGAGAATGGAAATAATGATGTCTGGTTTAAAAGAGAAAGAGTATTTGATAGGAAAAAAATACAATGGAAAAGACCAGTCCACGAAACTATTTTTCCTGGAATTGAAATAGTAAAATATGCTGTTATAAACGGTATGTTCAATACTCATTTACCCAATAAACCTACATATACGAGTGCAATTAGAAATATAAAAATACTTGAACATGAGTATAGTAGAGATAAAACTGATATTCAGATTAAGTATTTTCTCGGAAGAGATTATATGTTTACAGGTAATCTTGATAAAGGAATTAGTTTACTTAATGATATTTTGAATGATATGGAATCAAGTTACGAAATGCTTTATGCAATTGCATTAGAAATGATCTGGTTTTATGCATATGGCGGTATTAATCCACATGCAACTTTACATAATTTCAAACAAGAAAATATTAATAATGTTGAAAGTTATTGCAGACTTGCTTTATCGTACAGTCATGAATACGCAGAACCTTATGTTGTGTTAGGTGATGTTTATTATTATAAAAAGTTAATTGATGCATCAGCAAAGATGTATATGACTGCAATGAAAAAGAAAATTGGAGTCGGTAAATTTCAAACAGAACCTTTTTACACTGAAGTGCCTGCAGATAGATTGACAGATATTTTTAATTTAAAAGGAATGATTGGAATGGCATTACATTATAATACTATGTCATTAAAGTATAATAAAAAAGAAGATTATTTAAAGAAAAGAAATGCAATTATTGAAAAACTGAAAAATGAAGATATAAACCTTATTTGAGAAGGAGTTTATTATGGCAATTACTCATAATGCAACAATTAGAGCATCTTTTGCGGAAGCTGTAAAGGTAGCCACAGATGCAGGTTCAAGTTATGGAAAATTGGTATTATTGACTTCTGGTGATGCTGTTTTGGCTGAAATTGTTTTACAAGATCCTGCATGGTCACGAACAGGAGCGGTTTTAACATTATTGGGAGTACCTTTAAACGTTGCTGCTGCTGCTGATGGTACAATAGCAAAAGGAAAGATAGTTGATTCTGATGATAATACTGTATATGCAGGAACTGCAGGTCTTGCAGGTTCTGATTTTGTTGTTGACAATACGTCTGTTACAACAGGTCAAAATGTAAAAGTTAATTCAGCAACTTATACAGCTTCATTATAGGTAATTATATGAAAATAAAAGTTAATGATGTGCACATGTGCAAGATTGGTGGAAGTCATGTATGTTTTGATTTACTAATAAATGATTCTGTTACAAGAACATTTAGCTCTACACTTGCAGACATAGATAGTCTGGTTGAAAATACACCTGATCAAATTATAGGACTTCTACGAATGCACTGTCATTGTGTAGAAAATAATGCGACCACACTTTTACAAATGAAAAATGCATTATTAGATCAGGAGTTTGAATGGTAAATACAAACAGAAGGTTGTCTATTTTCGGGTTTGCCGGAGCTGGGTCTTATACAGTATTGGATAATACAGGAGAATATTGTTCTCAACTGGTAACTATCCATGAGTCGTTGACTATTAAATACATTCATTTTTACGTTACGTCGGTAACTACGGCAGGGGATGTAATTGCGTCCCTTAATGCGGTAAATAGTACATCACAACCGGCGATTCCAGGTGACATCCTGGGATCTGGAAACTCTGCATATGCAACTGCGACAATATCCGCCGCGGGATGGAAACGACTTGAACTGACGTCACCATTATCTGTTTCGAGTGGAGACAGGGTATTTATTAAAATAGGTAGTTACAACTTTGTTGCAGGGTCTTATAGAATTGCTAATGTAAGTAGCAATTTATTTTATGATAATGGCAATTATCATCTTACAAATCTTGGAACTGTTGATGCATCAGCAACGAATAGGCTTTGTATACTACTTGAATCAACAACCGGTCTGATGATAGGCTGTACTGCCATTCCATTCTCCTCGACAGCATTAACAGTTAATACCGGGACTACTCCGGATGAAGTGGGAAATTTAATAACTGCAAAATATGGATATGATGTCGTTGGAGCATATGTACATAGTGATATTGATGCTGCATATGACATTATAATGTATTATGACGGCAGTACTTATTCAAAATCAATGAGTGAAAATGAAAGAGCAGCTGTAACGTCAAATCCCTTTACTGTATATTTTGCCGATAAAATACATGTAATAAAAGGTAGTACATATAGATTAGTAATAAAACCTACAACTACAACAAGCATTACTTTTTACGAATGTTTGTTTCCTACATCATATGAATCATTAGTACTAACCAATTATTTTTCAGGTGAAACTATTGTAAAAACGTCAAGATCAGATGCAGGATCTTGGACTGATGACTCAACTAAATTAACTACTATATTACCAATAATATCAGGTATTGATTATGGAATTATAAAACCCTTATCGTTTAATGGAGTATAATTATGTCAAGTTCAATTGGAATACATAGAGGTGAAACAAGTATTATAAGAGCAATATTAATACTTGATTCTGCTTCAGAAGTTGGTGCCGGTAAAACAGGACTTGCTTATAGTACTGGTTCACTTGTCGGTTACTATTGGTATCCCGGTATTTCCGCTGCGGCATCTTTGACACTGGAAGATATCACAACTTTGGGGACTTATCAGGCGCCGACAAGTAATGCACACTTGCGTATAAAAGAGATTTCATCTGCAAATATGCCTGGTCTTTATGAGTTGCATTTTCATAATGACTGGTCATCTATTGTAAATGGTCGAAAACAAATTGTCATTATGTTAAAAGGTGCATCCGGTATGGTTCAAACAACGTTGAGAATAGAACTTATACAACCTACTGGAATAGTTGAAATTGCCATTGAAGATACCGACTTTGAACCTACAACAACAGCTTTTGAAGTTGTTGGAATAACAGATGCAACAGCGAATGCGTATAAGGATTGTTGGATAAAATTTCTTACAGGGAATAATACAGGAGAAGTTAAAAAGGTATCGGCGAGTTCCGTCGTAACAACAAATGTAAAATTAACAGTTGATACAATGCAAGCTGCTCCAGCGGACGGAGATAGAGCAATAATTTTTTAGGTTGAAATATGGCAATTAGAATTATTTCATCACCTATTTTATGGAGACTTGGATCATCCGATGAACTATCGGATATTAATGTATCAAGTGCTGTACAAAGTCAATCTGCAATCGGTATATCTGAAATTGAGCTTGATGTTTCTTTAAGTAGTGCAGTCCAATCTCAATCTGCTGTTGGTGCATCTGAAATTGAACTTGATATAACTATAGATAGTTCTGCACAAGCTCAAAATGCAATTGCAACAGCAGATATAGATGTATCAAATACTATTAATGTATCAAGTTCAGTACAGTCACAGAATGCAATATCGGAAGCTGAAGTTGATCTTGATATATCTTTAAGTAGTTCTGTTCAAAGTCAATCAGCTTTAAGTAATGTATCTATTGGTCTTGATGTTTCAATAACAAGTGATACTCAAGCACAATCAGCGATTGCATTAGTAGATATTACAATAGGTAATACTATTAATGTATCAAGTTCAGTACAGTCGCAAAGTGCTATTGGAACATCCGACATTAATATTGATATAAGTATTACGAGTAATGTACAGAGTCAATCCGCTATTGCAGCAGCAAGTATTGAAATTAGTGTTCCTGAAGCAATAACAAGTGTGAGGACAAAAATGAGAAAGGCTTTAAAATCATGTATAAAAGAAATGACAATAGCAAGTGGATACAACTTTACTTATACTGATGTTTTTGATCCTCCTATTAACATGGAAAAAATGACAACTTACCCTACTGTAAATATCATTTATAATAAAGAGAGGAGATTAGGAGAAAAATATATAGGTAATGATCCGATATTTGATATTCTATTACCTGTTCAGTTTGATATTTTTCTCTATGACATAAATGATACTTCACTTGCACAAGACAAGGCGATTGCAGATTTTCAACGTTACTTTGGTAGAAATTATTATATAAAACCGGCAACAGGTTCACGAACAGTATTTAATTGTATATGGTCTGCAAATGACATATGGGGAACAGAAAGGGAGGTCCCTAATTGTGGAGTTTCAGTTGAACTTGACGTTTATTATTCAATAAGAAAAAATGATCCTACTTTAATGATTTAACAGGAGGTAGAAATGTTACGATTAATGGATGCAACAAAGGTTCTCGGATTTAAAATTGAAACAACTCCGTATACTGCGGAAACACTTACTGCTGCAGATTATAACCAGAGAGTATATGACATAAAGATGTCACCTGATATTGAAAGTTATGCTCAAAAACTTGCAAGAGGAGATTACTCAAAAGATATTTCGATTTCAGGTAAAAGAAAATGTACTTGTTCATGTTCTGTTGATTTATACCCTGGCTCAACTGTTGCAACTGCACCACAATATTTTGCAATGATACGTTCATGCGGGTGGAAACAGATAGCTCATGGTGCCACTGGAATAAGTTTGACTCCCAATGCTCTTTACAATAGAGTACCCGCAACTATTGAAGTATTGTACCTTGAAGAAGGTACTACTCCACGTCAAGTATGTGTGACAATGAAAGGAGCAATGGGAAAATTGAAGATTGACAGTCCACAAGTAGGCCAACCTATTAAACTTTTATTTGAATTTACTGGTTCACTTGTACGTGTAGGGACATTTTCAAATCCTGCAGTAATAACCCCTACTGCATGGGACACAGCCCTTCCCCCAGCGGTTTTAGCAGTGACTTTTTCTCTATTTGGAACATGGCAATTTCCAAGTAAATTTTCAATTGATAGTAATGAAACAGTTGATTTGTTTTCCGATATTAGTCAATCAAGTGGTTTTGATGGCGCAAGGATTATAGATCGAAATATGACTTGTGATTGTGATCCTGATATGATAGCAACTGATGATCTTAACTTACTAACTCCACAACAGAATAATACAACAGGTGCTTTATCAGTAACAATAGGAGGTGCAGTTCCTTTCTATATTACCGCTCCTGCTGCTCAACTTGCAGGACCTCCTTACAATCCTGAAGTAAGGGAGGGACATTTAACTAATCCGTTAAAAATTGAATTAAAACGGGGAACAAATGGGAATGACGAATGCGAAATTTTACAAGGGAGTAAATCATAATGACTAAAAAAATTGAGAACATTGTTATATCAAAGGAATATCTTGATAAGATAAGAAATTTTGCAGCTATTCAGCCAAATGAAACTTTTGTATATGTACCTATTGCATATCGAAATCTACCGGATGAATTGAAACCAAGATTTACTCTTTCTCCTATTTCAGGTGAAGATTGTTTACGGTATGCTGATATGATGAGAGGGGAAGTTTTTGTTGATGGTGGAAAAGCTCAAGTGCAGATCAAGCATGGAGAATATACTATTGCAGTAGTAAAGAAAGGTTTACGTCAATGGGATAATTATTACGATATTAATGGAAATGTTATTCCTTTTCAAGTAGGAAATATTTCTAATTTTGATGTTTTACCAAGAGAATTACTTGAGGAATTGAGTGAAGCTATTACAAGTAAATCAAAGCTGACAAATGAGGAAATGTTAGGTTTAAAATAGTTGCCCTGCTTTGGAGCGGTCGCGCAGGGCAAAATTTTAACTGTAGTACATGTATAGAGGATGAAGACCGCAAGATAGTTTGGGGTTGTAATGGTAAATCTACAATGGCAACTCCTACAATGGTTGATGAAGACAAAGAAACTATTAAAAAGTTTTGGTCTTGTCCCGTTCGATTTATACCTGATTCAGTGCATTACTTTATCAAGTGTTTTACCTTTTATCAAAGTCATCCGTCGTCGCCCTTTCCTACAATTGATGAAGTCAGCCCGAGATATTTACAAGCAGAAAATATTCTTAATAGTGAATTATTACAGAATAGGAAGTAACTATGTCTGATGCAATGGAACTTGAAGCAAGATTAAAAAATTCAATAACACCTGAACTTGAAAAGATAAGTCAGGGAATGACTGATTTATCAAAGAATACAAAGGAAAGTACTACAAAAATAAGTAATGAATTTGACGGATTGAATAAAGTTACAGGATTGCTTGTAAAATCATTTCTCGGATTTGCAACAGCAAGGCAGGCAATTCGTTTCTTTTTCGATTGTCGTAATGCCGCTCAAGAATATCAGAAAACACAATTACTGCTTAAAGCATCACTTGGTTATACTTCAGGTGCTCTTGAAGATCAAACACAAGCTTTAATGAAAAAATTAACAATTGATGACGAACAAATACGTTCCGTTCAAACTGCAATTTCTTATTTTACAAAAGATGAACAGCAGATAAAAAGTTTGACACAAGCATCACTTGATTTTGCAGCAGCAACAGGAATGGATGCTGTTTCCACTGCTCGTTTATTAGGTCGATCAATTGAAGGAAATACTGGAATACTTTCCCGATATGGGATTAAAATAAATGAATCAGGTAATGAACTCAATAAAGTTGATTCGATTATTGATTCTGTAAATAAACGTTTTGGTGGTCAAGCTATTGCTCTTGCGGAATCCAAAGACTTGTGGGATAAATTTAAATTATCTGTTAGTGAAGCAAGGGAATCAATTGGTTTATTAATGAAGAGTGATTTTTGGTCCGGTAAACTTGAAAATAAAGGTGCTGAATATGTTGCTTTTATGGAATATAACTATAAAAATGCACAAAGAATACTTGCAAGTTCAGATCAATATAGCACTGAAGTAGTTGCAAGAGCGAAAGCAAGAATTGAAGAATACAAGAATGATCCTGAAATTTCAGGTGGTAAAAGTGCCCGATTCAAAAATGATATGTCAAAATATTTCAGTGATTTGAAGCAATCAAATTTACTAACTGCAAAACTGCAAAAGGAATTATGGGAACTTACTGAAGAAGGAAAAGTAAAAAGCCTTGAAAAACAAAGATCTGATGAACTTAATAATACACAATTAACTGAACAGCAAAGATATTTGATTATTGAACGTTATCAATTTCAAATTGATGCTCTTAAACAAGCAATGGCTGATAAGCAACAAAAAAGAGATAATGAAATTGATAGAATGGCAAGGGAAGCTTTTGACGAAACAATAAAAAGACAACAGGAAGAATCAGCATTTATTGAAACTGAAGAAGCGAAGAGAGTTGATATATTAAATCAACGTTTTGTTACTGAAATGAATAGACGTAATAAATCAACTGCTGATGAAAGAAAGGACAATGACCGAAAGAAAAAAGAGGATGATCAACTTACAAAGCAAAAAATACAAAATATGGAATTTGGGGCTGATGCTTCTTTTGCTATAATAGGTAATTTAGCAAGAGCAAGCAAAGCATCATCAGCAACTCAAAAAGTAATTGACATAGGCCAAGCAACAGCGAATACAGCTCTTGCAGTTACAAAAGCGATGGCACCTGGCTTAAAATGGCAAATACCTTTTATTATTGCAATGGGTGCTTCGCAGATTGCATTAATTGCTTCTCAAAAATATGGATATGGTGGTATTGTTCCCGGTAATGAAACATCAGGTGATAAAGTTCCTGCAATGTTGAATTCAAGGGAAATGATATTAACACTGGGACAACAAGAGAACCTTTTCAACATGCTTTCCCGCCCTAATCAAATTACAAATAATAGTATTGCAAATAATAGTCAATCAATAAATACACCTATAAATCTTAATATTACTGTTTCAAACGGATCTAATTTTGATATAAGTGCTGCTCGTTTTACAGTAGATAGCCTTGTTCCAGTGTTAGGTGATGCTCTTTTGCGCGCAAAAAATGAAGGCCGTTTAAGAAATTATGAGACAGCAAGATAAATATGGCATTACATACTTATAATATCGGTAGTGGCGGTGATTTTGAAAATCCTGCATTAGCATTGAACTATATTCAAGCTTTAGCTTCACAAGAGGAATACATATTAAATATAATTTCCAATATTACTTGGGAATCAGGTGGAAGTTATTATCAACCTAAAAATTCAGACAGTAAAATAAAAATTACATGCAGTCATAATGAAGTATTAAGAAATGATCAATCCCAGTGGTATACTCTCACTTGTACGGATAATTACCCTGCATTGCTCTTGACGCCTTATTCCTATTGGTCTTTATGCGAAGTTGAATATTTAAAATTTCTGAATTGTTATTCAAATAGTATATATTTCGGAAGACGTACATCAGATGGATCAATAATATCAAAATGTGTATTTATAATGACACTATCATCAGTAGTTAGTGCTATACATTTAGGAACTGACGGACAAAATTATGCAACAATTTGCAATTGCTTAAGTTATGATGGATCAATTATCAATAACAATGTTGGTGGTACTACTTATGATCCTTCTTTACCCAGAAGAAAAATGTACAATTGTATTGTTTGTTCAAAAGATACTTCCGCTATATTAATACCTCCTCTTTCAAATGTATTAAATGTAGTTATAAAAAACGTTTTTGCATTTAGCTATAATTCAGGTGTTGTTACTTTTCAAGATAATGGTTCAACTGTAAATGTTGATTACTGTGCAACAGACAATAATTCAATTTCAGGTGGTACAGGTAATGTTACAGATGTAAATTATTTAAATGAATTGTTATCAATAGATATTAATAGTCCTAATTTTCTAAAACCAAAATCAGACAGTACAATAAAATCACTGGGTACTGATCCTTCTTCCGTTATATCATCTGATTTTTCCGGTATAAATTATGCGTCTCCTTTTCCTATTGGTGCTTACCAATATGTCATTGCAATAATTCATACAGGTTATAAAATACTTAATATTCCAACAATAGGATTTAAGCATGAATCAATTCCATACAAACAAGAAACACTTTCTTCCAGTGATTACCATTATTCAATAAATTCAGACATAAAAATTCAACCGAATATAGAGAGTTATTTTCAAAATATCTGTACAGGTGACTTCTCTAATTTTCCTTCAATCTCTGGAAAAAGACTATGTGCCATTAATTTCTCAATTAATTTATATACGATGACTGATTTGACAATTGCACCTTCTTATTTTGATATTCTTGAGTCATGCGGATGGAAAAAAATTTCAATTATTAATGGAGTTAAAATATTTCCTGATAGTTTGTATAACAGTATTCCATCAACTATTGAAGTTGTATATCCTGAAGAGAATGACGAACCGGATCAAATAGTTTATAAAATAAGCGGTGCAATGGGAATGGTGAAATTTACAGGTGAAACAGGAAAACCGATTAAAGCTGAATTTTCCTTTATTGGTTCACTGGAAAAAATATCAACTAGGCTTTTTGCAGATATGATCACCCCTAATAATTTTGATGATTCCGTTCCTTTTGTTTTACTTGGATCATCATTCAAATTATTTAATACTGATCTTGCATTGGATAAATTTGAAATTAATAGCGGTGAAATAATAAATCTTTTTTCCAACATAATGAAATCGAGCGGTTATGATGGTGCAAGAATAATTGATTCATTCATTGCAGGAAAATTAAATGTTTATGAAGATCCGGGAAGTCTTAATACTTTATATAGTAGAATTGTAAATAATAATGAAGGTAAATTAGAATTAATATCAGGTAATTTTACATTTAATATTGAAAATATCAAAATTACTTC